TTCTCCTGGATAAGGTTAGTCTCACTCTTAGTTACGAAACGCGCGTCAGGGTCGGTAGGATTGGCGGTCATGCCGTTGTTTCTACCCATGCCCAGAAGCGAGGCGCTGCCTCCCAATAGGCTCGTTGCCAAGCCTGCGATGCCGAGACCCAAGGCTGTGTTGCCGAGTCCCTTGCTGGCAACATCATAGTTGCCGTCGTTTGTCTTGATTTGCATGGTGTTTTTGTGTTTGGTTGTTTCGTTCATTATTGAACTTATTGCAAAGGTATGGGAGAAAGTGGTGGGGGCGAAGAGTTTCTTATTAAGTGTTCTTGAGGTGATATAACGTATAATTTCGGCTAATACTTAAATAAAAAAGCCTCACGCTGCTAACGTGAGGCTCGGTTCGGTATAAGGTTTTCTAATGACTATTGGTGTGAGTAACTAACGGTATTTGATTGAGATATTCCCAATCATCATCGTTTTCGTAGTCCTATTTCACATTCCATGAATGTGCTGTTTGCGAGTGTAGTTTTCAGGTTCCGATTTGAACTGAGGACCTTATTGAAGTATTTATGTTGGTTGACACTCATGTCATTTGTGGTGATTTGCTCGGATTTGTCCTTTTTTAGTTCAAATTCTAATTTTTATAACAAAATATTTGGCGCTTTCAAATAAAGTTTATACTTTTGCAGTGCTACAATAAAAACAAAACTTCAATTTGTTCAAAGGGAACTGTGAATTTCCCACCGAACAAACAAAATGAATACTTACCACCTCCACCACGGAGGAGGGATTATGATACCCTCTTTAGGCGGCGGTCTCCGAACATTAAGTTCCCATTTATTGGAGTTTTGAAATGTTGTAGCACGGAGACAGGCCGCCAATTTTATGTTTAATGCTACACATTTCAAACCAAATGGGAACAAAAAATGAAAATGAAGCTCCACAACGGCTTAATGTTGTCTCTCGCAATTATAGTGAATTTTGCGGGGTTTGCGCAAAGGTGACTTTGCTATTCAAGTGTCTTTTCTCTATGCTCCTTTTATAATATAAATGTAATATGGCACAGCAGACAAATGTAACTATTGATATGGATAAAGACACATTGCAACGTGCAGTAACGTCAGTAATAGAACATCTTTCTATTTATCCTCCAACCGAAGAAGAACAAACCATGGAGTATAGTCTTGGATTACAGGTCCTTTTTAATTGTTTGAGAGCAACTTTTAATTTAAAAAAATGAGATTAGTCTATAAATTCTACATACGTCACACAGACAAGTTAGACAGGTTGTTCCGTATATCGAACAACCTGTATAACCAGGCTCTCTATCTGTTCCGTCAGCGTCTCGATGCTGACGGTGTTTGGACGTGGTATAACGACATGGATAAACTCATTAAGGGTGTTACCAACCTCGAAGGTGAATGTAATTACAATTTACTGAAGCATCAGTGGTCACAACAGATACTCCGTGTCTTGGACAAGAACATAAAGGCATATTGCAAGAGCATCAAGAATTGGAAGAAGCACCCAGAGAAGTACAAAAGCATGCCGCAGATGCCGCATTATCGCAAACGCGGCGGTATGTTTAACTTGTACTATCCCAATCAGTCATGTAGTATCAAGAATGGACGCATAAAACTTGCAAAGGATTTGTTCGTAGATATTCCTCAATGGGATAAATACGGTAGTCGCATTGTCAGGTTTAATCAGGTGCGTATGATTCCCAATAGCCATAATATCAAGGTTGAGATTGTATATGATTACGATTTACAGCACACAGATGTTGACATAAACAAATGCGCAGCAATCGACCTTGGACTTGATAATCTCGCTACGGTGGTGACTGACGATGGATGTTTTATCTTTAGCGGAAAATATCTCAAATCATACAATCAATGCTTTAACAAGACACTTTCTCACTTGCAGTCCATTAAAGACAAGCAAGGCATAAAGCGAAGCACAAGAAGAATCATTCGTATGTACGACAAGCGAGACCGCTACTTTGAGGATGCTTTCCAAAAAGTAAGCCGCCAGATTGTTGACATGCTTGTAGAGAAAAAGATAGGTAGGTTAATTGTAGGCTACAATGCCGGATGGAAACAGAAATCCGACATGGGCAAGCGGAACAACCAGAAGTTTGTTCAGATGCCTTTTGCGAGATTAACCTCCTATCTAAAATACAAGTGCGAAATGGTTGGCATTGACTTCGTGAAACATGAAGAAAGCTACACAAGTAAATGTGATGCACTGGCTCTCGAGCCAATCGGAAAGCATGAACAATACCTTGGAAGAAGAATTAAGAGAGGACTATTCCGTTCTTCTACTGGTAAACTTATTAATGCTGATCATAACGGAGCATTGAACATCATGCGAAAAGTAGTTGGCGATTCCTACGTCAGCAGGATAGTCAATAGTGGGCACTCGTTTTGTCCTGTAAGGTACAGCAATCCGTTTGTTCAGATTGTGTGACTTATGCAAAAAGTAGAATAAAGTTTAATACATTGAATACTTTAATAACGTGCAGATTAAAACTAATATATGTTGCCTTCAACTCGATGTATGCCGACTACGTTTTTTTTAGCACAAGTTACGAAGAAGAGGTAATGACGGAATAGAAGAGCGCAAAATAATCGCTCACATAAAAACACTTTGTACTACAAATCCCTGCATCTTCACCTTTATATGAAGGAGTGATGCAGGGATTTTTATTCAATACATTTTCTAATGACTATCGGGGTGGCGGTTTGAACTTTCCTTGCGACTCTTCGGCTACGGAAATGTATGGCACCACTTCGTCGCGAATGATGTCGAGAAATAATTGTGCGGCTCGCTTCTTAGGTACGTCCTGCATCCAGTGGGCGTTGCTCATCAACTGTTGTTCGAGTCCGACAACGGGACGCGCTACAAGGGTAGGGTGGTTGCGCAGGTAGAGCTTAGGCATGAAGGTTATATACTTGGTTTCTTCCACCGAGGCAAGGGCTTCGTCGGGGTCGCTGATGATGCACTTAATGTTGAGTTTATATAGGTCACGCTGTATGTTTTGCTGAAAGGTTTCAATGGCCCGTTCGCCTACGTCGGGCATGATGATGGGGTGCTTCAGAATGTCCTCATACGACACCTTTGAGAGCGAGGCAAGCGGATGGGTGTCGCGCATGATCGCATACACATTAAAAGGTATGCAGGGGCGCGACTCTATTCCTTCGTGGCGGTATGCCATATTCATAGTGAAAGCGAGGTCTAACATGTGCGCCCTTAGCGATTGATTAAGAAGGTATGCTTTAGTAAAGTCGGCATTGATACGCACGTTGGGGTATCTCTCTATGAATATCAATGCAGCCATACGGACGTACGGAGCAATAAACGAGCCTACGCCTATGCGCAATTCGCCAGTCATACAGTTGTTGAGGGCGTTGATTTGCTCCTTACAGTCCTCGGTCTGCTTCAGTATTTCCTTGGCACAAGGCAACAGGGCTTCGCCGCTTTCGGTGAGCATAATGCCGTGTGATGTGCGGATAAGCAATTTGCAGCCCAACTCGTCCTCCAGGGCGCGAATGTGCTGGCTTACCGCCGACTGCGTGACGCAACAACGTGTGGCAGCCGTACTAAACGACTTTGTTTCGGCGACATAAACAAAGGAGCGTAAATGTCTTAATTCCATAATCTCTATATTTTTAGTTATTCTACATTTACAATAATGTAATTAAAAAAGCTTCTCTAATTGCAAAATTAACAATAATTATTTTATTTAGTTTACATTTGATATTAAAAACGCTAATTTTAGTATTATTTTGTCAGAATACTAATATGTATATAATAAAAAATCCCTGCATCTATACCTTTTATATATAAAGGATAAATGCAGGGATTTGTCGTATAACAAAAAATCTTTCTCGTAGGAGCGATTATTTCTTGCTCTTCTTTGCCGTTGTTCCTTCTTCGTCGCTTGTACTAAAGAAAGAGAAATCGGTATCGTCGAGCACTTCTTTTGCGATATTGTCCTCGCTCTGTGCGTCAATATCGCTTACTCTTTTTTTGATGCGAGAAGAGAGTCCCAACCACCGGTCTCAGGCTCTGGAATCTCATAGCGTCCGTAGGCTGTAGGCTGGAGAGTTCCGCTCAGTTCAACCTGACGGTCGTCCTCAGCTTTCTTACCAGTGTCGCCCTTGATACCACCAGAAGCATACTCAAACTTGTGCTGAGAGTCGTATACAATGATGCTCTTCGCGCCATCCTGGATGATATAGCCAAGGTCGCGGTTGTTCAGAGCACGAGTTACCTCTGCCGAATCGGCGTTTACACTCTCAAGCACATAGTCAAGCTGCTGTTTGAAGCCTTTTCTACGGCCAAGGTTCTCAAAAGAATGTCCCTGACTGCCCTCTTTACACTCAAATTTGTAAAGACCCTTACCTGTGTTGAACGACTCGGTAGTCAGCGCAGGATAAATGTTTTTTTCTGCCTTCAAAGGAGCTTTGAGGTCGCCCTTGTCAAAAACATACACATTAACGCCAAGGCCACCAAAATTCTCTAAGCATTCGTCAGCGGCGAAAATATTCTTGATCTCAGGACATGTTGCTGTTACTGCCATATTCTTATAAGTTTTTGTGTTGTTGTGTTGTTGTGTTGATTAAAAAGAAGGGCGACGGGTTAGCATATTCCGTCAGGTCAGCCGCGACCGTCGCCCTTTGAAAATATAGAGTGAAAGAAACTCCGTTAAGGATTAGCCGTTCTTCTTGAAGAAGGCTGTCAAGCCCATGCTCATACCGGTGGCGGTAAGCTGGATCTTCTTCTCGGTAGAACCATTACTCCAGTTCACAAACTTGTAGTTGGTGGTGTCGGTAGCCTCGATAGAGAGAATCTGATTTACAGTAGTCTCAACAGGCTTAGAGTAAGCAACGTTGTTCACCTTCACTGTACCGTCAATTTTGCCAGTGTCTTCGTCAGAATGGGCAATGGTAATAACGAGGTTTGTGTTGTCGTAGTCACCTGCAAGGAACTCTGTTGGAGCAAGGGTGCCATCCGACATACAGAAAGCATACTTGAACGGATTCTTGATGCCAGCACCCTGGATTGACTGAATCTGGAACTGGATGTCGCGCATGTCATCGTCGGTACCGACCTTAACGCCTACATAAGTCTGGTTGCTCTCGTTGTCAACACCGTAAACAAAGTTCTTGTCGATAGTAGCGTACATGCGGTCGCCCTCACCAAAGTCTGCAACAGGACAGATAGTAACGCGAGACAGTCCGGGTAGTTTGAAGTTGCCGCCTACTTCATAGTCAACCTTGAAGTTGCCATGGAACTTGTTGGCATAGCCGGCTGCGATGTACTGTGCTGTGAGCTCGCTCATGTAGACACGAGTGTTGGCCTTACGCAGACGAGCGTCCCACTTCATGTGCCAAGCCAAGAAGTTGTCGTAAGGTGTAGAGTCGTTGTTGTCAACAGGAGCTGTGATAGCCTCGCAAGGAACGAGGTTGCCGTTAGCCTCTGAGATAATACCATCCTCGATGTCGTGCTTGATGCAAGTATGGAAGCCATCATAAAGGGCCATTGCCTGGTCACGAGCGGGAACGTTTTCACCACCCTTGTCAAGGTCGATGTCGCCATTCCACAAACATGCTGTAAGGTTGTCGGCATAGTTACGAAGAATTGCCTCAGTTGCTGCTGTAGAAAGTGGGTACTGACCCTGTGCGTCTGTACCGAATACTGTTTCAACATAGCGGTCAATCGAATCGGTATAGTGATCCCACGCGAGCTTCACGGTAAGTGTACGCTCCTTGAGGAATCCTACCTCGCTGTTTATCTTTGTGTGAACGTCCTTACGTCGGGTTGTGCCACCCTTGCGGAGAAGAATGTGGAAAGTACGCTTGAACTGAACACCAGATACGATGTCAATACCAAGGCGATCCATCTCTTCTGCATCAGTATAGCCAGGACCCATGAGGATTTCCTTGCTCACCTGCTCGGCTACATGCTGAAGCGCATCCTTGCCGATAAAATCTTTTGGAAGTGTTGCCATAGTTGTTTGTGTTTTTGTGTTGTTGTTGTGTTGTCTATTTTTGTGTTGGTTGTGGGCTTGGTAGGGAAATACTATTCCTCACCACGCATAAATCGCTGGAAAGCAGCCTTCCGCTCGGCGTTGGTCTTGTACTTGCTTCCGTCAAAGGAGCGCAAGGTCTTGACCTTTACTCCTTCGCCATTGTTCTCAGGAGCCTCGCCGCTGTTTAGCTCTTCGCCAGCCTCATTGGTGAGGGCAGCAATCTGAGCCTGCTTATCGGCAATGGTCTGCTCGGCTGTAGCAAGCGCGTCCTTAGCAGTCTGAAGGTTTGCCTCGGCATCAGTCTTGTCGGTTGTGAGCTGAGCAATCTCCTTGTCCTTTGCCTCGGCGAGAGCTTTCAGCTCGTCGTCCTTCTTGGCAAGAGCCTCGGTGTGCTGTGCGTTAAGGTCGCTTAGTTCTTTACTGTGAGCCTCGTTAGCCTGGGCGAGTGCGGTCTCCGCGACTGCTTTAGCTTCGTTGGCTGCGTTCACATTGGCGGAGAGTTCATCAAACTTGCCCTGCAATTCCGCGAGAGCGTTCTCCGCTGTGGTGGCTTTCTGCTCGGCATCAGTCACCTTCTGCTCAGCTTCCTTCATGTGGGCTTCGAGAGAGTCAAGAAGCGAGGCGTTCATATACGCGCCCTCCTCAGTAACGGCAATCTCACCAGCCTGCAATCCACAAGCTTTGCAAATAAGAGGATATTTCTCCATAATTATATTAGTGTTTGTGTTGGTTGCTTCCGGTTTCTCTGGCTCTGGCTCATTCTCCGGCTCGTTCTGTGGCTCAACCGTCTGTTCACGGTTGATAAGTTCGGCTCTACCATCATAAAGTTCAAAGGCATGTTGCACCACTCCCATAAATGATGACTGACCATCCATCAGAATGCCCTTCACGTCCTCGGCATTAAACACCTTGCCATGCAGATGTTTGTCGGTAGCATTAGGGCAAGCTTTCTTTACGTCGGCACGGAACTCAACACCAAGATCAGCAAGTTCCTTGATAAGTTCCTTGTCATCATCCTTATTAGCGAGGTCGCGATAAGCCTTGTTTTTGTCAAACGACTTCGGATCATAAAGCTCGTGATAAGTTTCATCGGTAAATTGGTCTACTGTGCCATCAGCAAGAGTATAGAACGCTGCCATTACACCGATGCAACCAACCTGGTCTTTTGGATTCATGTAATAGCGTTCGTCGCAAAGCGAAGCGAGGTACATACCAGCCGAAGCGCAAAGGCCATCAACCAGGGCAATGACCTTCTGACCCTTTGAGTGGGCATAGTCGATAGCAAGTGCATAATCGTTCTTTGCCCAAGCAGAACCGCCAGGAGTGTTGATGATGAAAACGTGACCGCGACAAAGAGGATGATCGGCTGCTCGCATCATCATGTCGCGATGGTCTATTGAACCATACGAACAATAGCCGCCGTTGCGAGTGATAGGGCCGTCAACAGTAAGAACCGAAACGAAAGGAAACGTCTGCGCATCCTCGTCATAAGCAGGGAGGTTCAGACACCAGTTGCCTCTCACCTGCTTGCCATCCTCTGAAATCTGATATTCCTCTGGATAGTAGGTATTGCCCTCAGCATCATTTGCTGTGACATATCCGCAGCTCTTCTCCGACTTGCTGAAAACCGCATGAGTGTTTAGGTTATGCTCAAGCGACTTGCGAATACCATGCACGAAGTCGGGACTGACCATCCACTTCTTTTCGGTAAGTATTTCAAATAAGCCTTTCATTAGTAAAAATCTATATTTTGTGTTGTTATCCTGAAAAATCAATCTTTTTACCGACTGACTATGTGGCGGAGAAGGGACTCGAACCCTCGACCTCTTGGTTATGAGCCAAGTGAGCTACCATCTGCTACTACTCCGCTGTGTTATCCTTATGCAAAATTAAAGACCGTGGTTTCTAACATTAGGACAAAAAAACGCCGCTATCCTCGCGGACAACGACGTAATATATAATCTAAGGTATAGAAAAATGGTCTAAAATACTATGCCTCTCGAAGTGTGATAGGTATCGGCTCCGACAAAGCCTTGAGGGATGCAGCAAAGGTACGGTCTTGCGACTTCTCGCTGCACGTGTTATTGTTCTCAACGGCAAATGAGCCTGGCAAAGTATAGCAAAGCAGAAGCGAACCGTCCAGTTTGCGCAATACTACATAATAACTCTTATCACGCATAATTTGGTATGCTCTACGCACATTTTCGCCACCAAACTCTATATTTGCATTAATATTATATGTATATATAGTGCCATAGCCCTGTTTTGCCTGCGTTACCTTCACACTCAAACTCTCTGCAATGACAAAGTTCTCGCCACTCGTAGCAAGACGAAGAGTAGGCTCGTCGGGCAACTTGCAGTTGTTGATATATAACACTTGTGCCATGCTGAACGGCACAGGGATTACACAATCTTCCTTCGGATAAAACATTACATCAGTAATGCCTTCGAGGAATAATTCTTTACATTTATCGGGTAGTTGCATTTTTGTACACCTAAAACGGTTGTTTTTTAACTTATTTTAAACTTTGACTTAACTCTTGTTCACGTTATTCTAATCGTCAAACAATATATCGTCTACGCAATAACGCTTTTCACTATCATCTATATACTGCATATCCGCACATGAATAAGCTTTGAAATTGCTATGATTCGAAGTTAGCCATCGGCTGATGATGCGACGCAGGGCGTCTTTTTCGCTCTCGTTCTGGTCTATGCCGTAACGCATCAAAAAACGCTCAAGCATAGCTGTTTGACGACGGAAAATGATACGCTTATCGGATGTGCAATAGTCAAATGTAGCTAAAGCCCATTCTACAACACTGCGCTTAAAATCATCGTTCAGCATGAGAAGCAACTGACGGATGCCGCGCGTACTAAGATTCCATACCGGCGTAACCTGACGAACTACGTCAATCACCTCTACCTCCGAAGGCAACTTTATGCACAAATAGTCTTCATTGTCACTCTTAGCGTAATCTTGTCTTCCACTAAAACGCTGAACCTCGCCAAAAGACAAGTATTCATGCGGATCGCGCTTTGTAACAACTTCACCACCATTGGGGTGTTTGCCCTGCATCATGTTGCGCCACTGCTGGTGTGAGAAACATTGTGAATTAACTTTTTGCGTTACAGCAGGGATATTGGTTATATGCTTGCGCAAGACAAAGTGGTGAGGCATGTAGGGGCTAAACACCAACGGCTCGTCCTTGGCAAGCGTGTGCTTCGGGTCGCGATTGCGGAAGAACTGGCAACGACTCGTAGGTAGACGAAGGTAAATGTTAGGCATAGTTATTGCTTTTGTTCGGGCCGTTTATATTGGCTCATGATTAAATCAGTGGCATTGAAGCTATAGCACAATGCGGCATCGGAAATATTGTTCGACTTGATTTTGCAAGTCACCTTCTCAATCTTCTTTATTTCGTTGCTATCGAGACGGAGACATAATTGTGCAACATCAATGTAGCAGCCACCAGTTTTAGTGTGACCGACAAAACTTTTGTCGAACTTATCATTACGACCGAAGAACTGATTAAGACCTTCTATGAGGTCTTCTTCAGTGTATTTGGGCGAAACAGGGTGCATCTTGCGATACTTTGCAGTATAGGTCTTCAAGCGCTTATCAATATAATTATAAATCGAGTCAGCATATTCATAGAACAATTCCCCTTCAGGAGAATCCATATCGTTGGGTAATGCCGAACGGAAATAGCCTCTAAGCTGATGGAGAACATGAGTAACGGAATCAAACTGATTGAACTCAATATTACCCTTAAAAATATCAAGCATATCTCCACGAATGTCAGTGGCAATACGGTCAAGACATTCGGCAAGGAACGTCAGACGGTCGAGCCGAGCGGCAAGTAAGTCGACCTTCTCCTTCATTCCTGGCTGCGAATAATCAACACTATACTTCAGCAAAGTAGAGAACGTCATGGTATCATAGCTAACCTCAGAGTGCAAATTAACTTGCACCATAGAGGCATACATAATGTCAGCCAATCGACGGTCGTGTTGCTGAATAACTCGAAACAGATTATTCATTTCGCTTGTACCTACACGCATACGATCGCCTGTTGCAACAAGGCGATTGCGCTTTCCTACAGCATCAACGTAGTCGGGATTGTGGAATAGAGCATAAAGCGACTTTGCATATTTTTCTATAGGAACATCCCTGAAATCGAATTGATAAATTGTAGGTTGCTGGCGCACAAAATCCTCTCGGTCGGGAAGCGGTTTTCTACTCATAATTTCTCCTATTTATCATAAGGTCGATTATCGGGATAAATTACTAACGCTCGTCACCGTCGCCGGCAATGACATTTCGCTGCTTGCGAGAGGCAAGTTTTGCGAGGTTTCTTCAGCCACTTCTTCGAGCGTAACGCCCATCACTTTTGCCAGTCCGGCAGTCTGCCAGAGAATATCACCGATTTCAGAAAGCATAAGATGACGTTCCTCGTCAGATACGTTCCATACCTGCGTATGAAGGATCTTGCCTTCCTCGTCGCGTTGTGTTGTGGTGATATGCAGCTTGCCCTTACGCATGTGCTTGCCGACTTTGCTTGCAAACTCGCCGACCTCGCCTACGAGATTGGCAAGCATATAGAAAAGATTGTCACTCTCAGGAAGACAAGTACTCATAGCCTTGTCCTGGTATTCGTTTAATGTTAAATTTGCCATGATGTTATATCGTTTTAGTTGTATATTAAATTTCAAAATCCGGAAAATACTGTCTCATCCTGTCATTAATGATTGTGCTGATTTTTTCTGCTATAATGTGGGCATCAGGATGCGCATGTCCCGTTTTATCGCGTAAACGCATATCCAAAATATGCTGCCACTCACAAAGAGTATATGTATAGCCACAAATGGTATAGGTATTAAAAGTTAGGTTCCCCCTTGCATCTTCAGGTTTTAGACCTGTAAATATCAAGAACTTATAAACCTTCTCTGCCACCCAATAGCCAAAATGAGAAGCCCAAAGTTGATACCACTTAGCTTGTTCCTCCCAATGTGGGCGACAAATTTGCACACCACCTTTCCGTGAAAGGTTTACATAACGTGTACTTTGTTCGGCTATACAATTTGGCGATTTTCGATTATACGACTCTCCTTGTATGCGTTGCGTTGTGACTACCAGCGTCATGCGGATAATGGAAAATGCTTCCTCACACTCATACTTCTGAGCCTTCTCGATAAACTCGCCTTCGCTGACACCATACAAGCTAAGCGCATCCATCAGGTTCTTGTTCTCAAGCATGAACTGCATATTAGTGCTAATCCATACTTTGTGATTCTTTGTGGCATAGTCGATGTAAGGCGAAGCATTCAGATACGCCCAGATGTAGTTAGGAAGGCCCTTTTCATTGGGCATGAAAAAGTAGACGGTGCCGTGGCGATACATCGAACGATGACCGCTTTCCCAGAAACCCTTGCAGCGTTCCTCGTCGCGCTTCTGAATGAAGGCTTCCACTTCCTCTTCGGTCATTCCTTCTTCGGGCTGCTTACCCTTAGCCTTGTAGCAGATCCTGCCCACTCTTGCTATATGTTGTGCAAGAGAGGTCTGCTGCCACCATTCTACTTGTGGCTCGGTAAATTTCATTGTTTATATATTTAAACTTTAATCAGTAAAATGCGGTTTTTTTGGATCATAAGGATCAAGATGTTCTTTGACAAACGGCATGTGGCAAACGCATCTTGCTACCTCAAAGCACAGATTTTTTAGATTCATACAGAAGTCATTGTATATACAATAATCATAGTCATTATCTGCGGTCAACTTCAGACGTTCTTCGTCTCTCAATATCCGTGAAAGTTTAACATCTCTTGTCAAACGTGTCACTGCTGGACTGAAGACGTAAATGGAATAGACCGTAATTTCGGGATGATGTTTTTTCAAGTCAACCAGCCCTGCTTCATCTATCACATAGATGGCTATATCTTTTATTTGGTCTACCATAGTCCAATACTCATAGCCGCCATATTGCGTATAAGCTAACATCTTTTCGCGAGGTACGTCACATTTGTCTACAAAATAATGATCCTCGCCGGCAACCTCGCCAAAACGTCTCGGTCGTGTGGTGTAAGAACAGATAACAGGCCAGTCGGTCATCTTCGACATCATCTTTGCCACGGTATCTTTGCCCGCACCACTCGGACCTGTAATTGTAATTAGTTTCATAGAGTATAGAAAACGAGGTGAGCCACATTCTTCATACGGCACTTCTGTGATAATGATGGCGATAGTGATAGCCACCGCAGTCGAGTGATAGTGATAGCGAAATAGAAGATGTTGACTGCGGAGTGATTTTTTGCGCAATACTTGCTCTATCCAGTTGAGCTACATTTCTCTTAAAAGAAAAGATAGGATTCGAACCTATAACCTCGTGAGACACGTTTCGGAAAACGCATGATTCACTAAAAGAAAACTCCGTATGCTATCCGTGTGAGAGTCAGTTTCACGGTGCAAGACCTTCAGTCTGACCTTACCCACCTCGTATTATTTATTATTTTATGTTTTACAAACCGTTGACCTCCGCATATATTCCCTGGAGATCGTTAGGGATGATAATGCGTAGAGAAGTTATCTCTTTGATTTCCTGCTGTTGCCACTCAACGAACATTGTCTGTAATCTCGACATTTCAGTATCGAAAATATTTATCTTTTCTTGATGCTCTGCATATTTTTTCTTGTATTCAGCCAATCGCTTGCTGTACTCTTTTTCGGCTTCCATGCGGAAACGATGCTCAATGCCATTAAACTCAGCTTGCAATGCCCGATATTCGCCCTGAAGCTGGAAGAAGATTGTATTCAGTCGGTCAATGGTATTAGGTTCAACATTATAAGAGAACACAACCATATCACGGCCTTCTCCCTCTATCTCTGTAGGATTAGCCAGACGGTATGACACTTTCTTTAATGCCAGAGGCAATAGCCCGTCGGCATGAATATACTTACCATATACCGCCATCTTGGTTTTCAACTCAATATAGCGGTTGCGATCCTTTACATTCAAAATCTCATTGCCCACCTTATCAATATCGGAGACCGGATCAGGAACCAGTGGCTTTTCAGGAAGAGTAATATTGTGTTCGTCAGCCCACACCATGAAGTTGCAGTCTTGCACGGCCTTCAAACCTTTCTCGCGTTCGTTGATAGCCTCACGCAGCCAACCGATAAGGGCATTACACTGAGCTACACGACGTATAACATCGGGAATAGCATCAAGAGTATCAAGAGGAGCTTCCACAATCGATGGCTGTGCATCGCCAAGCAGACGTGCGCTCTTGCTATAAAGACGCAAGGTGTCAGCCTGCGCCGATATTCGCTGCGCATACTCCTTGGCCATGTTTGCAACATGATTTGCAGATGTGGCTGTCAAGCCTTCTTTTGCAAAAAATACTTTATTCATATATATCGTTTTTATTGGATTTTTGACATTAAAAAATCGGTGAATAACAAGTGAATATGAAGTGAATACGCAGTGAAGGTGTTTTAGCCTTTCAACTCACTCCAAACTCGCCTGCAAATATGCCTATATGTTTCCATTCCAAGCTCTGTTTTGCAGGCATGAATTAGGTAGTTATACGTCACGGTCTTACTACAGCCTAACTGGGTCCATTTCACGTTTGTCTGACCTTCGTTATATTTCTGACTACATCGTGAGAGTTGATGAAACAAATCAAGACCGTAGGGATGCGAGCGCAATGCCCAACCTACCTTGGTCCACTCCTCATAACTCTCGGTGATATTTTTATGATTGGCTACCAACTCCAGCACAATAACCTCTATCAAGCGGTCTTGCACTCGCTGTTGTTCCCAAAACTGCACTCCACCTTCATCATTGTAAGTAACCCCACCTTCAGAGCGATACAATTGTCTGACTGCTTGCGGCATGATCTGAGGCATATACTCAGCCAATCCTCGATACGGCACCACCCGCTCGTTTATATAGATATGTTCAGGATCATCCCATGACGCAAAGCGCACACGACCTATATTGCTGCAAGCCTTGTCGAGCGTAATGCCCATTGCGGCGTATTCTTGCAAAAGAGCTTTGAACTGCGCCTTATGTCGGTCGGGATAAGCCAAGCGCACCAAGCCAAAATATCCGCTACCCGAGCATGACCGCATGAGCAGACCTATTTCTGGTCGGAACTGACAAACCATGCGGATGTTGTCGAAGTTGCTCAGCTGGGTATTGTCTGCCAAGTCGATGTCGATAGCGAGCCAGCCAGTATGTTGCTTCAGATGGCTCTCGCGTCGGCTAACCATGACACGCTCCCCAGGATGGGTAAGACTGTCGTCTTCATAGAGAGCAAACAGTCCGCTAAGAGTTGCACCTGGCAACATTTTCTTTGTCTTGATGTACTCAGGCATCTTCTTTGCCATACTGCCAAATTCCTGACGCATGGCACGCAGCAGCTGCACATACGGCTTCCATCTGTCCGTCAAGCAAAACTCGCGGATAGACATCTGCTGAATGCACTCGCCCGTTTCACGATCAACGAAACGTCCTTCTGCATCGGTAGACTCTTTATAAACTGAGCAAATCTCGTCGAACATATTATTATATGATTGATAAAACCGTTGCAAATTTAATAATTATAATTGATTTAACCAATTCTTACTATTGTTATTAACTTTTATTTAATATCAGTAAATACTGTCTATTGTTTGAATGTTTCAACAACGAAATCCATTTCTGAACTTTGAGACTTCAAAAGTCCAGTTTTTAGTTTTCGAGTCCATTTTTTCAGAAAATGTCGAAAAATGAAAAGTTCGTAATTTAAAAAAATGCTTCTGCTGTCCACCCAAAATCCACCTCGTGACCGCCCAATGAATTTTTCAAAAAGTGATTTAACTTTCTGATTTTCCGATACTTATCTATTAAAAGTTTAAAAATGGGGTAATTTTTTATATACCTATACGAGCGCAAAAGACAAAAAATATATAAAGAATAGTATAAATAAGGCTTTTTATAGCGTTTTTCGTCCGCTGTCTGCCTTTTTTCCTATCCTATAACCTATTAAAAGTCAATTATTTACGCCATAGGCGTTAATGCTACTAACTATATCGTTAGAGTTCGGGAGTTTTGAAAATGGGAGAGAAAGAAAATTGGCGAAATTTATATATAGTAGTAGCGTTATTGAGTAGATTTTTGGACTTTTAATGAGTAGACTTTAGATAAAGTCCATGATTTTTAGGTAGTTACAGATGTTCGTAGGTTTACAACTCGGGGGATAGAAGTTTATTCTTAAACAAGCGAGAACCGAGAGAAAAATGCGAGTGAAGTGCAAAAGAAAAGGTCGTCTCGCCTAACGGCGCGACGACCTGATAAATGCTTCGCTAATTGCGAAAGATAGCGCAAGATAAATGCTTTGCCGCTTGCGAAAAGTGTAGCGCAAGGAAATGCTTTGCTGCTTGCAAAAGACTATTTGTTCTTCATAAACTGATTAGCCTTTGTCATGCTGTCATAGAGTTTGCCACGGCCATACATATCAATCTTTGCCTCGATAGGTTGCTCCAGGCGCTGCAAGAGCGTGTTTACGGCTTGCAGAAGGGCGACATTGGTGCTTGCTTGATAAGACACCATTTCGTCGCTTACGGAAGCTCCTGCGGCTACTGTGGGGCTTGTTTCGGCTATATTGCCAGTGTCGTAGGCGCGGCGACCGGAATAGTTGCGGTCGAAGTTGACGAGAGCCTTCAGCAACTGAGGATTGTTCATCATCATTGCCTGGGTTGTCTCGCGTCCGATTACCAACTCGGGACCATTCTCGGCTACCAACGAGGGATGGCCGTTGATGGTGGTGGCGGTTGGATGCGTAAGGAGCGACACACCGTTGTGCGGCTTGTCATCCTCGGTTGCCCAATAAAGACTACCATTATTACCGACGAACGGACGGAGGTCTTGCACGTTGCCGGAATCGTAGGTAAGCATACCGGATGTAACCTTGAAGTTGCGCTTGATATCGTTGTTGTTCTTATTACTACCGAAAGCATTGCTCAGAGCACCCTTTGCGAGCGACAACAAACCGCCAAGCACAGCGCCTATTACAGCTATGAGAGGAATACCCCACCACCCAAGCGTGCCAATAGTTTTGGCGGCACCTGCTGCTGTACCAGCAGCCACCTCAACACCAGCTTCGGTAACAGCGGTTGTAGCGTTCTCGGTGGCGGCAACCTGTTTGTCTATAACCAACTCTTGCTCCGACTCTGCCATGAGCGAGTTGTAGAGCTTCGTCATCACCCATTGGGTGAGTTTCTGCTGCACGTATTCGCCAGTAAGGTCAATGAACGAGTTTATCATGCTCTTGGTAGCATCCTTTACCGACTTACTTTCATCGGTCAACGCCTCGCCCAGGGCCGAGCCGTATTGTTCAATAGGCTTATACCATTTCATCTGTGCTTCGGCAGTGGCTTTTGCTTTTGCGACCACAGAGTCCATAATGGCATCGTGGGCAGCGGCAATCTTTTTTGCTGCATCCAACTTCTGCTCGTCAGAACCTTTATGATTCTCGACATACTTATAATACTCCTTAGCTAAGTCGTATTTTAGTTTGAGTAGAGCCAACTCTGGGTCGGTAGCCTCAGTCTGTCCCCAAGGGGTAATGGTGTCGCCTTTTGCACCAAACGAATACTGACGTGAGGTTTCCTTGTTCTGTTTCTCTTGATAATCAATCGTGGTCTGCATCTGTTTCTGGGTAGCATCTTTCGACCATCCGTAATCATTCAGTTTCTTGCGCTCGTCGTCGCCTTTTTTGTTTGCCGACTCGTATTCGTCGTTGTACTTTATCAGTTCGAGATAAAGAGCCTTGAGATTTTGCGCCGAGAGTTTTGAAAAATCGAAGCCCTCATTGGCTACAGACAGGAACTGGAGGAACTGATTCTGAAATTCCTCGCTTTCCGGATTGAGACTATACAGTACGGTAATAGACTCGCGTGCCTTGGTGGTCAACTTGTCAAAAGCAGTATTCATCTTTTCAAGGCCTTCGGGAGAGTCGGTACGAACGTCCTCGGCTGGCTGAAGAAAACCTAAGCGGTCGAAATTGCTACGGGTGTTGCGGTCAACAGCACCTGTGTAGTCGTGCTCATTCAAAATCTTCTGTATCTCGCGCTGACGGGCAAGCAACTTCTCTGCTGCCTCGCGCAATTCCTTAGAGCCATTGGCAAATATCTGGTCGAGCAATGCACCGAGGTTTTCTGCGAGAGTCTTATTGTTTTCGCGAGAGAGGTCGCCAGACAGTTTGGTGAACAATTTATGAAGTTCGCCAATATCTGCCTTGCCAATCGAATCAAGCAGTTGCTTAGAAGTCTCATCGTCGAAAACCATTACGTCCTCATCCATGTGAGAATAGACCTGTTTCCAACCGTCATTAAGAGTGGCAATAGATTGGCGAGCCGAGCCAAGAGCACGATCCATCTGCGATTGCAGATAATCTAACTGTTCCTTTTGCTGACCTTCACTTATCTTTTCGCCATCGGCGTTCATCTGAGCCACCCATTCCAGGTATTTGCGCATTTGCTCCTCATAGAAAGCCTTGATGTTGGCAATAAGCGCATTAGCACGAGTCTTTGCCTTCTGTTCCTCCTGTTTGGCTGTATTATCGGTTTTCGGGGTATTTTTGCCACCGGAGCCGCCTTTGCCGCCACCACCTCCACCAAGGTCTTCGTTTGCGGCAGCATCTACAGCCTTCAGATAATCATTAATCTCATCCTGAGCACCAGCAAACTTATTTTTGATACCAGCGAAGACATTATTGGCAGAACGCGCCTGACGGATATAGCGAAGCGCACTGAAAAGGCGCTGATCTGCGATAGGCAAATCCTCGTAGGTTACGTACTGATGTACCACACCATCACCAAGGGTATCTTTATGCACCTTTCTTACCTGCGCTGAACTTCTGCCCTCTTTTTCCGAAGCTAAAACCCTTGCAACATTTTTGGAGCCATATCTTCGTGCAAGGTCTGCGATAATCGTACCCATATTCTTGTTGCGATTATCCTCTTCATATCCCTTCAAAACATCAGTACCGAAGCCCTTTGGTGCTACCTTCCCGTAAGCATCAAGTTTATCCAGACTCCAACCGATACGAGGCTTATAATGCTTTTGAATATCATCTTCCTGCATTTGGAGGTATATCTTGCCACGGATAGCTTTCGCTGCCTGACGATATGATTCTGCAAGATTCTGCACCATACCATTTTCATCTTTGAGCTTCTTGAAATACATGCCGAATTTATCAACATAAGTCTTCATAGCTGCCTGGTATTCGTTAGAACCTTTCTTGGCTCGTTTGATAGCACCATAGTAAGCATCGAGTTCTGCAACCGCATGGTTAGCCGCCTCTCTTACACCTTCAAACGAACTATTAAACTTCTGAACGGAAGAAGAAGCTTCATTCGTCTTCTTGACTAAATCATAAATTGCGACACCTAATGATGTTACTACAGATATAACCAATCCAATAATATTAGTTTTCATAGCGAGACTCAACTGCTTCCAGGAGACGATAAGGCGAAGCGTTGCAATATGACTACCCATTATTGCCTGCGTAAGCAATGTGAAAAAGCCAACAATACTGGAACCTTTAATACCTATCATTAAAGGAATCAACTTGGTAAACGCCATTACCAAACCTCGCGTCCCCAGGTATGCCAGCAGTCCAGGCAATACAAATAGCAGTGCCTCGACAGCCTTCTTCAGTTCCCAAAAAAGAATCTGCACGGACGTTAAAAATGACTTGGATTGTGTCAATTCCTTCGAGAAATTATACCATACCTTCGCCATTTCCTTAACGGCATCGATGCCATCCGGATTGACAAAAGCCTTTTCCCACATGTTGTTAGCACGTTCGAGAATAGCCTGTGCCGTTTGCTGCTGAATTTCATACTCCTTGGTAACGGCAGTACCCTCACGATACGCTTCACTGGATTCCTTCAAATGACTTTTCAGTACGCCGATATTCTGAGCCATAGTTACTACTACACTCTTCAGTCGCTGACCATCTGAACCAAACTCCTTGAAGTACTCATCCATAGAACTCAGGTTCTTGTCGCTTACGTTTTCGAGAACCTTCACCAAGGCTTGCATCGTCTGACCCTTGCTCATCATATCCTTCAGGGAATCTTCCTGCATGCCCAGCATTTTCTCTATATCGTGATAGTTGGTCCACAAACTGCTAATCAATTTACCGAATGCGGTAGACGCAACCTCCGGCATCAACATCAAAGAGTCGCTGGCAGAAGCAAGACCTAAAAGTTGATCACTCGTGATATGAGCGGATTTGGAAAGACCAGTCAATCGCTTAGCAAACTCCAGAATATTGCCACCGTTAGCAGTAGATGTAGAAGCCAGTTTGAAGATAGAACTTGAAACGGAGTCGAAAGCTTCACTGATATTGCCGCCATGTTTCTCTACCTCACCCATCGTTTCTACGAATTTGGAGAGAGTCAGCATCGCGTCGTCACCGAGATCCTCTTTCAGTGCTACATTTACACGGTCACTTGCCTGTGCAAATTCCGCCAAACCTTGCACGCCATACTTTCCCATGCCCATACGGGAACCGACATAGGCAAGCTGGGTTAGTCCTTCAAGGCTGGTTCGGGTATCCATCTTCGAGAGCTTGTTAGACAACTCTTCTACGTCTTTCATGGACCAGTTGGTTACCTTGCGGACGTTGGCCAAGGAATCGGAATACTTGAAATTAAGATTAATAACATCAGTTATCTTCTGCTTAATCATGTTGAATGCACCAAACAGACCCACGTAGGCAACAAGATTTTTCGCTGCCGTACTCCATGCACTACCATGTTTGTTAACCGCACCCGTCACCTCGTCGATGTTCTTCTTCAGTTCTTTCATCGACTTCTGCTTGTCGGCAAACTCCTTGCTCTTGGTGTTGATTTGGTTCAGTTCTTCTTCGAGTTGCTTGTAAGCACGGCGCAGTTCATCGAGAGAAGCCTTGCCTTGCTTGCTACGAGTAAGAATGTCGTTGAGAGCCGACTGCGACATACGGGTGCCCTTGAGTGTCTGTTCGAGCATGGAGTATTGGCGACGGAGGTCGGCCACATACTTGCTACCAGCAGGGAGTTGTTGTATCTTCTGCTGTATCACCTCCATCGTGCGCTTGATGTCTTCGCCCGAAGCCTTGTTAGGTTCAGCCAACACCTGCTTCATCTGCTTCCAGCTCATTGATGTTTTCTGAGCCTTACCCGACACAGCCTCCAGTCGCTTCTCTATCTCTTGAAGGTCACGGTTGTAAGAATCGATCTCTCCAGTCTTGCCGATGGCTGTCTTGTCACGAGCTTCCGTAAGTGTTGCTTTAGCACGACGCAAATCCGAAGCAGAGGCATTGTCATCACTTACCGTTTGACGTGCCTCTGCCACGTTCATCTTGCCCTTGCGTCTATCCTCCTCGGCTTCCAACTGCTTCAATGTAGCGAGGTTCTGCTGATACGACGCATCCGACTTCTCCAATGAAGCAACAAGGTCGCGCTGTTGCTTGATGGCTTTGTCGAGCCATTGGTCTGACTGGTTGGAGACATTCTTCAAACCATCGGCTATCTTGACATACTGACCTTCAAGCAGACGGACCTCGTCGCCCACCTGCTTCATCTTCTTTCTTATTTCCTCTGCTTGCTCCAGTTCGTCTTCCGATAGCTTCTGCAACTGACGACGACCGTCGCCCAAAGCCTTGCGTAGGTTTTGAAGTGAGGTGGACGTAAGATTCTGAAGGGCATGGTCCAGTCGTTCCGTGTCCTTAATAACATTCTCGTGTGCCGACTGCAAGGCATCATACACTTTCTCCAGTCCGGCTTTCTGCTCCTTAAAGTCGGGAGCGTTCTTATCAAGATTGTCTATTTCCTCTCTTACGGCCTTGGCTTTATCACGCAGAGCTTCAAGCACCTGGATAGCCGCCTTGCCATTCATAGAGAGGATTATTTCGGTCTTCAAATTTGCCATAATAGTTTTTTGTGTTGAATTAAAGTTAGAATGTAGATTTAGCGTATTCGCCAAGTCCTTCCAGTGCATAGATAATTTCAATACCACCCTGATAGCCGTAGAAGTCAGCAAGATAATTGCGATAGCGGTCGCGCAATCTGCGTATGGTTCGCATGATGGCAGGACGGTGTGATTTGCCTTGTTTGCGGTCCCACTTGCCGCGAATGTATCGTTTGGCGTTCTTTGCCGGACGTGCTCGGTCTACGTCTTCCGCATGAACATGAATTTTGCCCGTCAAGCCTACACCAAGGTCAACATATCGCAAATAGTCGTTATAGCGAATACCCACCGTGAGCAATCCTTTTTGGTCGTCGGCTTGATAGATGTGTCCTTCAAACGACTTTGCGCCCTCTCCGGTAGACCACCACATGCCATGCTTCTTGCGGTATTGATTGATTTCCTCATAGCCCTTATAAACCTCAGTTGGATAAATACGCTGCGCTTGCATATTCTTCTCAAGGTCCATAAGAGTCTGGTCGAGATACAGCGGAGCTACCCGCGACAGAGGTGCAAAAGGTTTTTGTACGGGAGAAATGAAACGTGCCATGCCCTACCCTCCTATCCTTTCAAGTCCTCTTTCGGCACGATATACTTGCCGTTGCTGCCACATGCAAAGTTGTAGAGCGGTTGCAGGCTCTTCCAGTCCATACCCACGACGAGCCATTGTCCGGCATAGATGTCGCCCACCATGCCGAAGGAGATGCTGCTGGTATCGATGCTTTGCAGCTCTGCCATCACCACGGCATCGTCGGCAAAGCTGCGCTTTGTGACGGGACAGCGGCCTGTGCGCTTCACCTCAAGAAGCCACGACACGAGGTCTTTACAATAATCCTTCAGACTTTCGGCTGTCTGTTCCATCTTGCGACCGTCGTAACGGCCAAGGGTCTGCGGTGTGTCTTTTACTTTAGCGAGAAACCACACCTGCTGAGAGACAGATGCCTTCTTTGCGTCAACGAGTTCACCAGTGGTAATGATGCTGTATAGCATACACGGCGAGTGAACGATGTTGGCGTTTCGGGAAAAAATGTTCTCAAGGTCAATATAGCGGATGCGGAAGAAGCTCTGGTCTTCCAAACGTTCGCTTTCAGGTTTGTGAGATAGGGGCTTGTAGATGGAAGCCCAATGCTCAAGAATATTGCTTATTGTCATAATGCAGTTAAACTTTAAGAACTACGAATTTCACGAATTACACGAACATTCAATAATTCGCGGAATCCGTAAAATTCGTTGTTAATATTTATTCTTCCGCTGTTTTTTCCGCTTCCTCCTTATCCTTCATCAGCTCTTTCAGCTTCACGTTGAAGTGTCGCTCGGTCTTGTCTGCCACAATCTTTTGCAGCACTCTTGCCCAAGCCGCTCCGTTGCAGGTGCTCTCGTTTTCGAGTATGCTGACAAACTGCACCAGGCAGTACATGGCGGTGAGCTGGTTGGCGAGGTGGGTGTTCATGTAGCCGAGAATATTGCGGTCGAGATACGAGGCGAGGCAGATGCACATGATGAGCACAGAGAAAGTCCACACCATCTTTGCCATCTTCTTGGAGCGCAGTTTTCCGTCCATCTTACACTTCGGGTTGCGCTTTATCTCCTCGCGGTATCGTTGGTAGATACGACGGTTGCAACGCCAAGCCGTATAGCAGTCGATGATGAGGGCGAAGAAGCACACGGCGATAAAATTGATAGAGGGTTCGATGTGAACCCACAGCAAGCCGAGCACTGCGGCAATGGCTCGCGAGACGTAGAATGGATTGTTCATGTTTTTGTGTTGTGTTTTGTGTTGTTGTTGTCCTGAATTTTATGCAACAAATTTACTGATAAACTGCTACGCACAGCGGACATGAGTTTAAGTGAAAAGAGAAAAGTGAAGAGTGAAAAATCCAATAGCAACGAGAGCACATGGATTTTTCACTCTTCACTTTTCTCTTTTCACTTAACTATTGGATTTTTCACTCTTCGTTTTTCACTCTTCACTTAAACTCATGTCCGCACGGGGGACGGGGAATATTGTAACTTTGGCTATATAAAAAACACAAAACTATGTCAGGAATCACGCAAAATACATTGGCCCGCATCGACAAGTGGCTCTCCTATGGCACGAGTATGCAGACGGCGTTCCCAAAACTGGAACAACGCTACCGGATGCAGGTCTGCTCAGAGTTTTACAAACGATGGGTGCAAAACAAGGACATCGACCCACGGACTGTGTGCCGCAACATTGCCCGACGCGACTACGAGATGTTCTTCAACCAGGCAGCGCAGGGCAACAAGGAGGCGCAGGAGTATGTGCTTGCGCTGAAGATTACACTCGACGACGAGGGTAATATCTGTCCGCGTACCGTTACGGAGCTCAACAACGACGTGTTGGTGTGCAACCATCTGATACGTTTCTTTCAGACCGACGAGAGCCCGCGCCATAAGGCTATGTATCTGAGCAGTGCCGAGTGGTTGATACGCACGGGTAAGCAGCAGAACAACGATCGTGCAGTGGATAAGGGTATGCAAGCCTTAGCTAATGTGTATGGCAACTTCCAGGAGGAGAAGGACGCTACAGACGAGATGCCGGACATGAGCCGCATTGCCATCACGCAGGACGTGAGCATCGTGAAGCGCGATCGTGTAAACTACACCGAGGAGGAGAAGCTGCGCATGGCCCGCAAGTATGGTCTTACTGTCAAGGACTTGCAGGAGATAGAGGACGACGAACTGCTGAATGGGGAGAAACCGGAAGAGCCGGACTACTTCGAGTATATGGAGGAGAAGGAAGACTCCAACGAAAAGGAAATGCCGATGCAGCATGAAGGTGAGCCAACGGATGACGCGGAATGACCGGAAACAAGATAGATGTATCTTTTCATCGGATGTGCTGACACATTGAAACGAAAGTGTTAGCCCTTTTCATCAAAAGTGTTAGCCCTTTGCATCGAAAGTGTCAGCCCTTTGCATCGAAAGTGTTAGCCCTTTGCATCGAAAGTGTTAGCACATGGGAAAAACGGAGAGCCGGTTGATTTCATCAAAAGAATCGGCTGATTTCGCCAAAAGAATCGAACCTCGGCAAATATATAATGCATAAATGCGCTATAAAAACACTATAAAAAGACTATAAAAAATATGTTAAACGAACAACTGCAAAAAAAGGTAAAACAGTCGATAAAACTCCTGCAAAGTGTGCAGAAGCGATACGACGGCGAGATAGAGATAGCCTATTCGGGCGGAAAGGACTCTGACGTGATTCTTCAGTTGGCGAAAGAGGCGGGCATTAAGTATCGGGCCATATACAAGAATACGACCATCGACCCGCCAGGAACTCTGGGGCACGTCAGGGGGATGGGCGTGGAGATACTGCGGGCCAAGACTTCCTTTTTTCAGCTCGTGGCGCAGAAAGGATTCCCATCTCGCTTTTCCCGTTTCTGTTGTGAAAAACTGAAAGAATACAAGGTGCTCGACAAAAGTGTTATCGGTGTGCGAAAGGCTGAGAGCAGGGCGCGTGAAGAAAGATATAACGAGCCGACACAGTGTAGGTACTACGGAGCAAAGACGGAGAAAAACCACGTAGAACTTATTTACCCTATTCTGGAATGGACCGATGAGGACGTGCGCGACTTCATCATAGACAGAAAGTTGAAACTCGCACCCATTTATTACAATTCGGGGGGGGCAAATCGACGTATCGAAACGTCTTGGCTGTATGTGCTGCCCTCTCGCCTCAAGGCACAAGCGCATTATCGAGTTTCAGAAATATCCCAAGATAGCAAAGGCTTATCTCCGTGCGGGGCAACAATTTATGGAAACGCATCCTGACAGCAAGGCGTGCCAGAGGTTCAGCAACGTTTACGAATGGTTCACTCGCGACGTATTCTTCAGTTCTAATGCAGATTGGAACAAGGTAAGCACAGGACTGTTCGGTAAACCGGACTTCAAGAAATTCTTGGAGGACAAGTTCGGTATTGACTTGACATTATAAACAACACAACTATGATAACAATAAAAATCAAGACATGGAAGGACTGGAAGAAGGACTTCATCGAGTGGGTAAAGGAGCCACGACGCAAGACTTGCAAGGAATATGTGGACTATATGGAGGCTTTGCAGAAACAGACTCTCTACAAAATAATAGAGGACACTTGTGATAAATACAACAATATGCGTGAGGGTCAAATCCAAGACATCACAGAAGCAGTAGAAAAATGCGTGGCCGCTTGTGCTGAAGAAACTCGCAAGTTAATCGATGAATGTCAGCCCGCAAAATTCTTCTAAGGCTGTAACTTTCATTATAAACAACAAATACTCTACACAACATGAATAACAACATAAAAAGAAAGGACTGGGTGGGCGGCTCGGCTGCTGTGTTCAAGACATTGGGCGCAAGCAACCATACGGATGCGGATAGGCAGCGTGAGGATTACTATGCCACAGAACCGAAGGCGACGGAATGGCTGTGCAAGCTGGAGAGGTTTGAGGGAAGAATTCTTGAACCTTCGTGTGGCGAGGGGCACATGAGTAGGGTGTTGGAGGATGCAGGGTATGAGGTGGTGAGCCGCGACCTTGTGGATAGAGGTTACGGTGAGGTAGCCGACTTTCTCTCTATTGATAATTTGGCGTGGGACGGCAACATCGTGACCAATCCTCCCTACAAATTCGCGCAGCAGTTTGTGGAGAAGGCTCTGAGCATCATCCCCGAAGGAAAGAAGGTGGCGATGTTCCTGAAGCTGACTTTCCTTGAAGGCAAGGCTCGACGCGCTCTCTTCCGTTCTACCCCCCCCATTCGTGTTTGGGTAAGCTCGTCACGACTGAAATGCGCTATGAATGGCGACTTCGACCAGTACGGTGGCAGCGCATCGGCTTACGCATGGTTCGTGTGGAAGAAAGGATATAAGGGCGAGACAACTGTAAAATGGTTTAACTGAACGGGGAATAGAACAAAAGAAAACACAAAACAACACAAAAACTCAAAATTGGATAATTCAAAATCGGCTTGCCGACCAACTCAAAAATCAAAACTCAAAACTCAAAAATGAAAAAGTACTTCAACAAAATTCCGCCGTTCAAGCCGGACCCTGAACATTACACACGCAAGCAACACTCTTGGAAGGCGAAGGAGGCTTACGAGACGGAGGATGATGCTTGGGAATATCTCAATCAGAACCCGAAGTTCAAAGCGCAGGGATATACGGTGTACAGATGCAGGACATGCAACAAATGGCATGTAGGACACAAAACATATAAAACGAATGGTACTTAGATTACCATTCGTTTTTATACTAACTATAACCCTTTTCTCGTCTTGCCCTTATGGTGATCATAAGGATTGCACTCCTGACAGATGTTTTTTCTTCGCATCATTCCAATAGGAGATTGTTTCCATTTTGCATTGCAATTTGGGCATTTCCACGAAAAAAGCAAAGTGGAAAAAATATTCACTTTGTCTGGAGACACACCATTATTAGCCTGTAAATCCCAATAAGGAATTAAACGAGGATCTTTTTGTGAGATAGAATTTTTCACCACCTTGGGATATAACTTTTGATAAATCGCGGAAGAGTCTTTCAACAAATCGACCTTCACACAAGACAAAGATAACATCTCGCATAATGCATCTAATAATCCCTGTAGATCGAATTTATTGTAATCAAAAAAAACGGTGTCTTCAGAATGTGTTTCGTTACACCATTCCTTTATGCGAATCAACCTAATATGTTTTTGTGCCAACAATTCATCCTTGCGTAAGTCTCTCTTATATTGACGCAAATTGTTGTGATACAGAACTCCGTCATACTCTATACATGTATTAAGTAATGGTAAATATATATCCATCGACATCCTTGTTCCTGGGATGTTTACCCATTGCTCAACAGTAGAAACTTCTTTTAAATAAAAAGCTATAGCCATTTCTATAAAAGAAGAATGTATAGTAGGCCGACATACAGGACAAAAACGTCTTGCTCTCATATTCTCAGGCGCAGCCTTAAAAACATGATTATTAGGACAGACCCAGAAGTATTCTTTATGAGACGCAGGAGGTATATCATTAAGAGTTACATTCCCATTCAGTGTTGGATGCCACCATGAAGCGAGGACAGGATTTATATCCGCAAAAGACAGATACTTATTTGTCCTTTCTAAAGATCTGACTTTATCACGGCGTTCAACAGCTTTTCCTTTTGCGCATCGCTGACACAAGGGCGTTTTTCCTTTTCTCTGATATACGAAAGACTGCCACTTGCTGCCACATTGGGGGCACTTGCAATGGATTTTATAGCGACTACCTGAAGGAACAACTTGAGGGTTTATTTTATTTGCATCAAAATCCCAAACACCCATTATTTCTGGAAAATCAGCGCAAGACCCTGTTCTTGCAATAATCGTTTTTCGATATGTCAAAGATCTTCTTTTCTTCTCACAATCCTTGCAAAAAAACATGTGATGCCTATAGATGTCTCTAACTGCATGCTCTACAACGCTGCCACAATCTGCACAACGGATTTTTACTTTTGATTGAGAGTTTTTTCTAATAGAATGAGGATCGGGATTATCATCACACCATAAGTCCATTATAAAAGGAATATCCGCAACAGATCCGTATTGAATATCGTTCTTTCTCTTCCTATGCTGATTAACTACTACCCGATGACAATCAGGACATAAGCCTTTATGTCTATGTACTTCCTCCGCTGTTGATACGAATGGAGTAGAACAACTATCACAAAGCCAAGAATACATCTTGCCACTTTTAATTCCTATACAAGATGGATTTTGCCCTTCATTTCTACAGTAATCCCATACTCGACTAAGTATCGGATGGGAAGCAATACTAACAGAATTCTTTTTTAGCATCTTCAAATCAAGAATTAAACGTTGCTCTCAAGCAATCAAAAAGAACCTGTAAACCAAGACCATACTCTATGGTATGTTCTTCTTCTGTCGGAGGATAAAGAGAAAGATGTTCTATTACTGACGTTACTGCATGTTGCAATGTGTCTTTATCCATATCAATAGTTACATTTGTCTGCCGTACCATATTACATTTCTATTATAAAAGAAGCATAGGGAAAAGACAATTGAAAAGCAAAGTCACCTTTGCACAAACACCCGCAAAAACTCACTATAATTGCGAGAGACAACATTAAGCCGTTGTGGAGCTTCATTTTCTTTTTTGTTTTCATTTGTTTTGAAATGTGTAGCATTAAAAATTAAATTGGCGGCGTGTCTCCGTTGCTACAACATTTCAAAACACCCATAAATGGGAACTTAATGTTCGGAGACCGCCGCCTAAAGAGGGTATCATAATCCCTCCTCCGTGGTGGAGGTGGTAAGTATTCATTTTGTTTGTTCGGTGGGAAATTCACAGTTCCCTATGAACAAATGGATGTTTTGATTTTTTATTGTAGCACTGCAAAGGTAGAGACTTTATTTGAAAACTCCAAACTTTTAATTCTAAAATTTAAAATTGAATTTAAAAAAAAGAAGAAATCCGAGCAAAACGTATAGTGATGATGTCCCGTTCAACTATTTTTTTATGATTATTTTTACAACAACACAAAAACATAAAAATGAAAGAACCACATCAGATATACCTGAATAAATTTCAGCAAAAGTCCCTCATTATGGAAGCGAAAGATGAGAGGATTATAGCGGCTCGACGTACTGGAAAAACCGATGGATTGGTTGCGCCATACGTCTGGGCTGCCTCTAATTCCATGCCTGGTATGCTCGGCGCATGGGTAGCTGTGAGCCGGCAACAAGGTTTTAGTAAAACAATCCCTGGAACATTGGCCGCTTTGGAACGTATGTTCGGTTTCGTATTAGGCATTCATGTAGGTTGGGGACGACCGCCTAAGCATGCAAAAGAGAGCATATTAAAGCCCAAGAATTATGACAATGTAATTTGGTTTGCAAATGGTTCTTTGTGGGTACTTATATCGCTCTCGCAGACTGCCTCTGCAAACTCTTACACGTTCTCGGCCATGGTAGGCGACGAGGCGAGGTTCTTTCCTTATAAGAAAGTAACGGACGAGTTGATGCCGGCGCTTTCAGGACAGACGCATCCATTAGGCGACATCAACTTTTCCGACTACAACCCGATGTATAAAAGTACGCGCTTCCTCTCGGATGCCTCGCTCACTGCCAAAGGTTCATGGCTGGAGAAAGAGGAAGAGAAACTGGACTTGACCGTTGAGACGGGTCCATTCAAGGGCAAGACCTACCGATGGGTGCAAGAGCAGTTGGAAGAATACGCCAATAAGGTGATACGCTACAACGACCTGCTGTATAACGCCAAGAAGACCAGTCACTCGGTTCATGTAGTGCCGAAGGAATTGCGCACAATGATCCGTGCCGTGGCTCTGAAGATGATGAAGCATGAAGGACAGTTCCGCATTATGCCTAATCATGGGCAGCACGTCACTAAGGGTATGGTGGAGATGGCTGTCAACTATAAACTCATTCCGCAGGACGATGCCGAACTGGTTTATGATTACGAGTATCTTATTACACCGGAAGAGGATTTCGAGATGCAGATGTTTCTACGGTCAAAGAAGTTCTCCGACGGTTATCTGCGTGAGCTGCGCCGTGTAGCTTTTGTGGTTCGTAGAGCAAGCACATTAGAAAATATTGACATTCTGGGTGAAGACTATATCCGTCAGATGAAGCGAGATCTTCCACCCTACACTTTCGCGGTCTCAATTCTCAATGTAAAGATACAGAAGAGTAACGACGGCTTTTACTCCAACCTCGACATCGATCATGTCCACGGTTATACAATAGACAATGATGTACTAAGCAAAGCTAAATTTAGTACGCAAAAATCTACTGGCATCATCAACGGCAAACGCATCACGAGCGAGAGTTACCAACCCGACTTCCAGGAACTCGCCGAGCGCAACGACTGCCGCATGGACTCCGACTGTATTAATTCCCTTCCTTTATACATAGCCTTGGATTACAATGCCAATATCAATACGTTGGTGGTTGGCCAGATGTACGAGCGTGACGGCATGGAATGTCTGAACGTCATCAAGAGTTTCTATGTGAAGAACGAACGCAAGCTGCGTGAACTGATAGCCGATTTTTCGGATTATTACGCACCCAAGCGAGCCATCAACCGCGACGTGACATACTTTTATGATGCCACAGCAAAGCAGGGCGCATCGTATGCTTCATCAGACGAGCGATTCTATATGACCGTGATTGCAGAATTAGAGAAGCGAGGGTGGAACGTGACGGCAATAGACATGGGCGCACCGGAAAAGCACGAGGTGAAGCACAAGATTATCAACGACGGCTTGGCTCACCTCTCCTACCCTGCCATCCGCATCAACCAACCGAACAACCCCGACCTTATCATTGCTATGCAGCTGTGTGAGGTGCAGATTTCGTACAAGGGATTCCATAAAGACAAGAGCCAGGAAAAGAAACCCGAGAGCGAGGACACGCTGCCCCTACAGCAACGTACCGACTTCACGGATGCCTTCGATACGCTATACTTAGGTTGCAAGTTCTTCCGTGGCGGTGGCGGTTGGTTTGTGTTGCCAAGTGGAAGATAATGGGAGTTTTTGAGTTTTGAATTTTGAGTTTTGAATTGTGCGCTATGCGCATTTTGAATTGTTCAATTTTGAATTTTTAGGTTTGTATAAGAAAGGCGAAGGGCAGACGTTATCACAACGTCTGCCCTTCTTTAGAATAATGAAAATCGCTAATTACAAATTGCTTTGTGTGTTGGGGTGTATAAATGCTACAACAATCAAGCGTTCCTTATTTATTACTTATTCCCCTTGCGTTTACAATGACGATGTTTGGGTGTCTTAAAGAGAGGACGAGCAAGTATTGCAGAGGCTGAATAAGAAAACGGAGTATTTGTCGCACTTGCATTAAAAACCACCGTATAGCCAACCTTCGTTATATAATCGTTGATTTGCTTCACATCGTATCCCGTTAGGCTTGCCTTTTCGTATGTTTCTCGTAGATTAAAAGAAGTACACTTGCTGATAAAATTACAGAAACCTCTCGAATAATTACTATATGGTGCCGACAAAGTTTCGTCTGACACATAAAGAATCTCAACACCGTTCTGCTCGTGTACCAACAAAGCGTGACATATAACCACCTTCCCTTTCTCGTATGGGCTTTTCAAAATGGCTATGACATACGCTCCAGGATGCTCAGTATCTATAAACTTGCAATATTCGCCGTTAGCCACATCATAAAGATAGCGAGTTTCGGGGTCAATACTTTCAAAGGTAAGCTCTATTTTCTCTGGCTCGACTTTCTTCTCCGACATCTGATTGACACGCTGCTCCAAATACTCAATCTTTTTAGTGTTCTCGGCAAGATCGTTGATAATAAGACCCATATTGCGCATTAACGTCTGTATCAGGTCTCCTTTAAGTTTTTCTATTTCCATATTCTTAGTTTTTAAAATAAAAATTGCTTATATCAAATTTCTTTATTTCTTGGGTGTACAATTACAAGAACACTGGCAGTCTACGCAACACGCCACCGTTAGGCTTGAAATCTTCCTGCCATTCTCTGTATTCTATGTCAAATTTTGCACCATAGAAAGCCAAGCCTTTAAGCGGTAGGCTCTCGATGTATTCCTCCTGCTCCTTACGAGTCATAAAGTCGTTAGGCATTAGAATGATGCGATTGCTGCGAACATGAGCAAAGAAGTCTATCGCAAAATCTGCATCCGTCAGAATATTCTTTATCGCTGCATAATCCGCCTTACTCTTCGGCGAAAAGTTAATGCCGTCCACATTCCTGAAGAGTGAGCATGAATTACGAAGTATCCTCTCGTTTAAGGACATTTCAAAACCAGATGTGTATATATAGAGTTGCTTGACATTTGGATAAGCAAGGCGTAGACGAGCACAGAAACCAGTAATATCCTGCAAAGAGAAAGGTTCGCCACCAGTAAGCATAACGGTATGTGCAGCCTTTAGTTCTTCTACGGTTGCCACGGGTATCGTGTCGAGGTCGTATTGTTTATTACAGCATAAACGGCAAAGATTGCCACACCATCTGGTTATCATCAAGTGTATGGCTCCCTTATCGGCTCCCGGCTCGTCAGTATATTTACGTTTTGTTTCCATATTATCTATTGATTTTGGTTTTCGTCCTTAAACATATCATGCCGTGCTCCCATAAGCCACGACTTTAGATTGATATACTGCGCGTGGTCGAGATTTGCGTCTCGCCACTCGGCGTATTCGTCATAGGACATATTGTTCTCGATGATGCGCACCATGTCCTCGGCATTGAGCACGTCGGCTTCCTCGAAGTCACACGCTCCGCCTACTTCGTCACCTATCCAATACCACTTGCGACAGCCGTCGAAGAGCTGCATGTTGACAAAGGTAGCCAAGCGATTACAGGCATTTCGGAACAGTTCAACCGTGCCTAACTGAGAATGATTTATTTCTTTCATAACTATATTGTTTTAATAAAAATTAGGGGAAAATTTCCCTTGTTTACCCTTAATTTTCTCTATTGCTTAATAATTTTCTCTTATCGGCATAAAGTTTCGGATTTAAATAATGTTTTATCGTCGTAAACGCACAAGTTGGTCCACCATTCTTCCTTACCTTCCTGTACATATTTGTTATGAGGCATAAAAAGAATAACTACATCCTTTATCCATTCAGGAGGAATGAGACTGTCAAAGGAAGCCATACGCGACTCCTGTCCGGGAATGCGCAGCGGACGATAATGCCCGCCGAATCTATAACACTCAGCTGTCATAGGCTGCTTGAGATTGTCGGGTTGGAATGTAACTTTGTATCTATTGCCACGATGCAAAGCTGCCAGAGCATGCAGGTAATCTTCGTATCCGCAATACTTGGTCATACGTCCATTGACTTCCCTGAAATAACAATTCCAGAGATTCCGACGGAAGATGTACCAAAAGAAATCCATATCATCATCGGTCATCTGCGGAATATTAAGGAACACTATTTCGCGCCAAACGTGTTGACGCAGATGCGAGCCACGGGCGAAGCCTTCCACGGCTGATACGAAGTCGTGACGGTTAAGGCTCAAGTCTATCATATAGTATATATTTTACATCGTCGTACATAGCCATTTCCACCTTCTCGCCATCGTAATGACCGAGGGCAAGAAGCTGACCGCCCTCTTCTGTTGCCTCCTGTGCCGACGGAGCATTGGAACGAACAACGAATATATCAAACTCCTTGACATAATCCAATTTCTCAAGTGGCAGCGGCTGCATATTCACTCTTGCTTCCTGACGGATGCGCATAATGTCGGCTTTGGTTAGGTTGGCAAACTGCTTTTGCGCCTTACGCACGGCAGCCGTCTCTACATTGAAACGATGCGCTTCATAGGCTTCGTCAATAAGCTTGGAGTTCTGCCATACGGCAACCTGGTTAAGGAAGTTGAGGAAGCCCTTGCGACCTTCTGCCAACTTCAACTTAACGAAACATTCCTCAATAAGAAGAATCTTGTCTTTCTCGCGCCAGAAGATTAATCCGTGGCGACTCAGTTTTTCGAGAATTGCCTTCATCTGAGCGAGGTCGTGCAATTCCTTTAAATGCTTATTCTTTCTTTTAAATGGATTCCACATAATATCTTTGTTTTAAATGAATACTCAGTGAAAAATCTTCTATTCTCACGAACCGAAGATAAGCATAAAATTTTTGTCTAATCTCAATGTATTATCTATTCTCACGAACCGAAGTATCAATAATTAAAGATTGCTACGCTTAACAATCGCCAATGAATAGTCTAATTAACTTATAAGAAACATACTATATAAAATCGTTAATGAGTTATAAATCTCGTGCCGTCTACTTCGAGCACGAGTATATCGTTGACAACCCTTATTTCACCACTCTCGACGAACTGCACCTTGCGCTGATGGCGCAAGGTGTCAACCGAGAGGCAGACGCAGGTGCCGGTGTCTACATGTCCCGTCTTGGTAAGGAAACGTATGTAGAACGGCATACGTGACACGTTGCGTGCTGTCTGCGGAGGATTGAAGCCAGTGACGCGCTGTCCCGTGCGAGGGTCGTTCCACTGCCACTTTTCCATGAAGCGGCGAAGCTCGGTGAATGACTGGGTGGGTTTCTTCATTTTTGAGTTTTGAATTTTGAATTTTGAATTGTCGCCGTTGGCGATTTTGAGTTATTCCCGTAGGGGCGGAAATTCCAAGTGTATGAACCTGTCTATTTCCTTATCCTTTATCAGTTTCACGCCTCCGGCAAACAGTTTCTTGCGCTGACGCAGTACATCGGGGAAGAGAATATTGCGGAGCGAATTGCCCCAATCGGCTGAAGAGTTCAGCAGATGTGAGGGATGGAACACGAGTGTATATGCTGCCAGTCGCACATCAGTCTGCGGACGGTCATACATCGGTCCGCTTAGAGTTAATGCTCTATCCTTATTATAGAGCACCATGTGACTACTCAAATCGCTTACGTCGTCGCTTTGCGCATAAATGATGCGGTCGGCATAAGCACTGAGATATTTTGCAATAAGCGAGTCGCAAGAACGGTAGGTGGATAGCACGAGGCGTGTTATCCATCCTCGCTCGAAGCATTGCTCAAGAAACATGAATGTCTCTTGTTTAGGCGAAGGCATGGTGAGCACCATGACGTGAGAGTCTATCACAAGGTGACTCACTGCCTTATAGAATTTCTCCGCTGTCACGTCGCCATGAGTGTAGAACGTGAGCTGACGGTGGGGAGCCTGGTTGACCGCCTTGGGCAGCTTATTGTCTACGCAGCAAGGCGGAATGAAGAGGAGAGTGTCGTCCATATATGAATTTTGAATTTTGAGTTTTGAATTTTGAATTATGCGCAAAGCGCATTTTGAATTTTACAATTTTGAGTTGTGAATTTTGGATTTTGACTTAGCAATTCTCAAATCAACATTGAACAATTCCTAATCGGCTTTGCCGATAATTCAAAACTCAAAATTCAAAACTCAAAATTAATCATTCATCATCATTGGCATTGCCAGTGTCATAACCTTGGGTGCCGGTTCGTCGGCGGTGAGTACCACGGCGTGTGTACTGTCAAGCAACTGCATACGGATGGTGTCAGAAGGAATGGAGTTGATGCAGGTATAGAATAAAGTAGAGTTCAAACCAATGCGGAAGTTGTCTTCACACTGGGCATCGGCTATGCACACCTGGTCTTCGCCCGATAGGGCAAAGTCTGCGTTGCTTGCCGACACGGTGAGAAACATGCCGTTCTTCTTTATCTCTACAAGGTTGCTCGCATTGCTTGAGAACAGACTGACACGGCGCAGGATGTCAAGCATTTCCTTCTTGTCGAACACTACATAGAACGGATTCGACTTCGGAATAACGGAGTTGTAGTTGGGAAATCTACCCTCTATATGCTTGCATATCAGTTCGGTCTCACCTGACGTGAAGCGGATGGTATGTCCGTCATTCTCAATTGTTATGTCCTCGCTGCCGTTAAAAGCAGACAGCGTGCGGAAGTAGTTGCGGTGGATAAGCGTCTTGCAGGGTTCGCCACCACGGAAGAAGTCGCTGCCTCCTTTTGCCGGGTCGTTGCTGTGCATCGCCTTGACAAGTGTCTGTCCGTTTGTTCCAACGAACACCACCTCGGAACGGTCTTCGGCTACGTCGATGCAGAGGCAAGAGAGTGTCGGGCGAAGTTCTTCGAGAAAAACGAACTTATCGGCTGTGTCTACAACGGAGCGGAACAGCGACATCGGCAGGCTTATTACTGACGACTGCTCGGCTTTCGGCTGTACCATCTGGGGATAGTCGTTTCCAGGAAAGAGGTACATCTGCGCCTTACCCGGTTTTACGTTGTCCTCGCTGCTCGTACAATACTCCACGGTGAACGACTGGCTTTTTTCGGCAATGTCGAAGGTGACTACACAATCGGGCAATGTACCTAACAATGCACTGAGCATCTTGATGGGCAACACAATGTCGCGGTCGTATGTACCGCTGCAAATAGTAAGCGGAGCTGGAATGGTGAGCTGTGCCTCAGTTGTTGATGATGTAAGGAAGAACTTCTCTCCCTTGCGTGTCAACAGCACGTTGTCGAGGATTGCTATAGTGTTCTTAGAGGCGATACACTTAGCCGATTTGTTTAGGGCAGCGTGTAGGGCGCGGGATGATTGGGCTTGTAACTTCATAAGTTTTGAATTTTGAATTTTGAGTTTTGAATTGTCGCCATCGGCAATGTTGAATTGTCAAGTTGTGAGTCTTGAGTTTTGTTTATCATCATAATTCAAAAATGAATAATTCAAAATGCGCTTGCGCACAATTCAAAACTCAAAACTCCTAATTCTTAGAATGGCAGGTCGCCTACGTCGGCATCGGTAAAACCAGCGAGCGGGTCGGTGTTCTCGGCTGGAGCGACATAGCCAGTGGCAGCTCCTGCTGCCGCAAAGGTAGGCTGCGCATAGGGCGAAGGTTGCTGTTGGAGCTGTGGCTGATAGACCAGGGCGATGCGTTTGTTCAGACGGTTACGGATAGCCTTAAAGAGGTGGGTGCTCTCATCGGTGGGGTCTTGGTTTACAATCTCAGGATCACGCTCCTTGTTCGCTTCCTTTACCTGCTCTACAAGCTTCGGAAAAGCCTTTGCAAACTGTTTGATTTTTTCAATAGAGAAATTCAAACACAATTCATGCGTTGGTACACGCGGATTATTATCGCCTTGTTCCAAAGCCGAACGACGAATAGCGTTCTTGTAGTTCTCGCTCAAAGGCCACATGTTAAGACTCAAGTAAGCCATCTGTTGATTCGGATCTTTCTTAGAAGTCTTGAACAAAATAGGATTTAAGGGTTGTGGAAAACACACCCATGGCCAATCAGGGTGTTTTTCATCAAGATTGGTAAAAACCTTTGTCCCGTTCAGACCTAAAAGGTCGGGACTTAAACTGTAACTTGCCATTTTGTTTGTTGTTTTATTGTTATTTATGTTTACTGTTTAATACAATCTCGCTCTGCTGTCGCTCATATCGTCCATCGTGCGCACTTTATACCATTTTTTTACTCGGTTCTTAGGTGCATATACCTTTGACAGCCCAATAAAACTGCTACAAGCAAGGTGCAACGGACTAATATTTCCGCCGAACAGCGGGGAACTCTGCTCCCTGCAACTACATTTTATGTGGTCGTAAGAAATGCAGTTTTCGCATCTGGGGGGGGTGAATGTTCGCATAACCAAAAATCTTACTCTTCTACTGGAAGCCTTTTCTTTTCATCTTTGATATACTCATTGCAGTATTCAGCAGGAACATAGGTATGTGCATAGAACTGCGTAGCGCCCACAATACGCAAAGTCTCTCGGTCGTTATATACAGTATGGAACTTATGTTTGAGATAATCAAAAACGATATTTTTAGCTGTCACAACGTCGTATGCCCACACAACAAACATATCGTTTTTATGTACTCCATAATGAAATCGGTCTTCTGGGTCGAAAACATCCGTATCTATAAAGTTGGCCTTTACCTTGAACGGCTCTTTTACGAGCGCATCAGGGTCTTTTTTCAGCTGCTCTTCTTCCTCCTCAATGTCGGCATTGGTACGACCGATAAAATGGAACTTTCCGATTATCTCTGACTTTGTTATATACACATAACTTGCTTCGGGAGTACTGAAGATTTTATTTACAGCTCCCTCTGCATAGTCAATAGCGCAATCTTGTGCTCCACGCAGAGAGTCGCTACGTACAATAAGCACAGCATTCTCGTTATTGCTACTACGAACAGTCACTTTCACGTGAGCGAGAGAATTAAAGTCTGTTTGCTCTTCCGCACGGAAAGGACAGTCGGAGATTTCAACCTCATTAACGCCATTCTTTTTAAGTCCGTTAGCCAACTCGTAGGTGATGAGTTTTCCTCGATCAAGTAACACCTCACAACGGTCGATTTTTACCGTTTCCTTAGTGTCTTCGTCTATAAAATCCTCTGTCCATGTACGGGCTGCTCTTTTTGCCAAATAATGACCAATCGATTCTTCAACTGGCACTACTCTTGTCTTGTAGTCCTTTCGTAAAATTATTTTTTCCATAATCTATAATGAATTAAAAATGTTACATCCTTGTTTTTGTTTATTCTTAGAACGGCATATCCTCCTCGTTTATATCTGGAACACTTGCCGTTGTGTTATTCGTTGCCGCAGTTGCCGACATTCGCCTACCCTGCTTGCGTGTCTTGTTGTTCTCCCAACGTTCTTTCTCCTCATCTGTGAGATGTACGATATTTCCGTCATCGTCGCGGTATGGCAGCGGGTCGGGCTGTTCGGCAAAGGCTTTTGCTATGCGTTTGAGCTCTCGGTAATCCTTCGGTATTGCGTCCTTGCCAGGGCGGTAGAAGAAGAACACGTGCTTTGACGTTTGCAAGTAGCGGATAAACTTCGGCTCGATGGTGTTGTCATTCTCCCACTCACGACCGGTGAAGTATTCCTGCGTCACCCACGCCTGCAACTTGAAACACTTGCGCTGCTTGTCGCTCTCGTTCTCGAAGAGGTGTTTAGGATTGCACGTTATCGACATATTTTCACAATAGTCGTAAATCTTCTTCTTGAAGGTGGCTCGGCTATACTCCTTGCTCTTACCTTCAGAAGCATCTGCCCAGTCGCGCATAAACTCGTTGAACATATCGTCCGTACATATCGGCACTCCATACACCTCATTGCGAGAGAAGAACCACTCGAAATAGCGCACAATACTCTCGGTGAGCTTCTGCACCATCTGACGGCGGCGCACATTGCCTTGCGGTGCAATGGCAAAGGTGTGATAGCGCATCAGAAACTGCACAGCTAAGGCGCAGATATAGATAGCTTGGTTACGGTCGGTGTCGGTCAGTTTGGCGGGGTCGGTATCAAAACGCTTCATAATGTCGGATGGTGATCGTGCCGGCTGTCGCTTTTGAGGATTCTCGCGAGCAAAGCGGTCGGAGAAACTAACCAGAGGAAAACGGCCTATTGTAGAAGGGTCGTCATCGCTCAAAGGACTGTTGCTTGTTATGACGTGCATCGGCGAGTCTTCCATCTTGAGACTAACGGGGTCGCCAAATTTCTTTTCAACCTTCGTACCCTTGGTAATCTTGTTGTAGAAGTATTTAAGCGGAAAGCTCTTCTGCTTGTCCTCCCAGTGTACGACACGATACTTGCCGGGATATATGAGCAAGTCGGAAAGACAGAACTTTGCATCAACAATGGTAAGAAAGTCTTTCATATCGACACAGAATACATTGACAGCCGAACCAACCACGAGGTTTACCAATACCGACTTACCACTACCACCAGAGGCTTGCTTCTCGTCGGCAATATTATCTTCAAGAAGATAAGGGCAGACGTTCTGCATTCCTTCCCATGAACGGTAACATAGCCTACCTATACCCGAAAGCATATTAGCGAAATGGGCGTTCATTACGGCTCGCTCGTCATCAGTAAGTTTCTCTTTGCTACGTTGCACGTCTCGTTCTCGCTCCCAAAGGGTGTTTGAGAAGCCGCGCACTATACGCAGAATAGGCCAAAGGTCTTGTTCTTGCTGTCCTTGCCAGTTGACATCCCAACGATAGGTCTGTGCCCATTCCATAAGGTCGCCACGCATCTGCTTTATCTCATCGTAGCTGAACACTGGCGACCCGTCCTCGTTCTGCATCTTCTCCTTCTTGTCTATCGCTTCCAGTCGGTCGCGGTATTCCTGACGCTCGGTGATGGTGAAAGGAGTCTTGAAGGCTCGCATCGTGAAATCATACGGCTTCTTGGCGAGCGAGGGGATAAAGAAGTTTATGTCATCGTAAGACACCGTGCGGATGCTGTCAGGCGTTATCTTCAATGCCACATTGTTGAAGTAGAAATATTCCGTCTTGGCATCGAAAGCATCGGCAAAGTTTATCACCATACTCTGTAAGCCTCCGGCAGACTTTTCCGTGAAGGCCTTATCCACCATATTGGCACAGTCGGACATCAATCGTCGCTCATTGTCGCTATGCCGCCATGCCTGTTCTATATATTCCAAGAGCATTGTCTTTGCTGCCTGGATGATGCTCTTTGCGTCGATATACTCCACAAAGCATTTGTTCAGGTGGATGTATTGTCCTACAAGGTCGGTACTCTCAGGGTCTATCATGCGGTAATATCCGTGAGCGGTCATAAAGAGCCACAATCGCGTGGGCGATACCTTGCAGGTAGGTGGTTTGGGCTTTCCACTTCGAGGGTCACGCGGGTTTTCTATCTCAAATGGCTCCGTGTTCCTGGCTCCACGCAATCGGGAGTAGAGCGGAAGGCGAAGGTCGTGATCGAACTGGAAGTTCTCTTCTGCGTTCATAGTGTATGTCAGCAGATAGTCGCGCACGCTTCGGGGAGAGCAGCCGTATAGCCATTGCCAGCGTCGGCAATAACGCGAGCGGAAACCCTCGGGCAGCATTGCATAATACAATAGACTGAACTTGGTGCATATAGCTCCGCAGTCGCGCTGTGATGCAATGTCGTTGGGGTATAGGATGATGACGTGCTCGGCAAAGCGGTTCATCTTCTGATATTGCACAGCACTGAAATCAAGATTCTCCCGTTTCCATTCGCCACGCTCGATATACCAGAAATTTCTCCGTCCGATGGAGAACGCCACGTGATACCAACAGAAGTCTTGAAAATGCTGGTCTTCTGCCTTGTCAAGGCGCAAGGAACGCATGGCATAATACACGCTCAATGCGTCTTCGGGTGTGCGGCAAAATACGATGTTGCGAGCCTTTATCTCGGCGGTGGGGATTTTCACGTCCACCTTTTTGAACGTACCTTTCGGTTCTCCGTCCTTGGTCTCATTCTCTTTCCACACCTCCTTGGTCTCAGTATATTTCTCTTCGGGATCATACTTTGCAATGGCAGCATGAACGGCTGTGTTGTCGCTCTTGCGATTATCCATCGCATATACAAACACATTGTCGCCCATGAGCCACTTGCTCACCTTTCTCACGCTGTGCTCCTCGGCGGTAGAGAACACTATCGGTTCACTCCCTGCCATTGCCGGACGGAAAAAACATCCGTATGAATTTTGCGGACCTATCTCTTGCGAGGCAAAGCATACGAACAGCGGATTCCAGGGCGTACCGTGGATAATCTCGCTCACATGCTGACCGTCGCGAATTACGTCGGGCAACGTCACGCTCAGAAGGGAATAGATGCGAAAGTCTTTGTTGAGCATATCGGGAGTGAACGTACTGCCAAAGCCGAAGCGAGGCAACCCCTTGTCAAGCGTCACTTCACACCCCAGGGCTGCAAGCTCTTGTGGCGAGAAGTCTGTCTTCGGCATAAAAGAGAACGTCTCGATGGTCTGCTGTGCCTGAGTACGGTAGTCCATCTTCGCAAAAACTTCTGGGAAGGCACGGCGCACCTCGTTGGTATCGCCATACACATCCTTTACGAGTCTTTGGCAGATACGCTGAAGACTATATCCGTGCATCGGAAGATTCATCTTGGCTGCGTATAATTCTATGGCTCCGTAGCCTGTCTTGCCCGTGCGAGTACATTTCCATTTTACGGCACCATGTTCTGCCATTCGGTTGTCATCAACGCCCACGCCCGAATACAGTCCACCTCGTTCATTCTCATAGATAATGAAGTGAGGTGTCTGCTTGACATCGGCATCCGCGTCCTGTCCCTTCTTGCAGATAGGACAGAAACAAGCGGTCTGACCCTCTATGCGCTGCTCGTTGGCAGGCTTCACGAGAAGGTGCAGGTCGATGTTGGCGAGACGATTTATGATAGGATGAAAGAACATAGTTTCCCTTTATTATTTAAAAAGGACAGCCGACGATGTGCCAAACTTCTTTCAGCCTTGCCCAGTCTCCGAGGCCCTCAGTTCCTTATTACTGGCGAGGCTTACTTATAGGAGGGCGTTACCGCTACCTCCATCGTCGTGCTGTCCTTTATTCTTATTGTTTTTACATTTGTTATTTGCTATAAATTCAGAAACGTCTCCGTGCGGAAATGTCGGATGGTGCAGTTAGCCAAGTTCTTCATGCAGTTAATCAGCATCTGCACGAGCTCCTTGAACGAAATGAAGCTCTCGTTAAGACCGATTATCTCCACAGCAACACGCCAATAGCACTTACCGTTTTTCACTCGGCAGGAATGCTCATTTCTTATTATTATGTTCCCGACATTACCCTGCATCATCGTGAACAACTTCTGACACACATCCTTCACTAAGGCGAATGGAGCGTGAAAAAGCAGCACTTTGTTGTCGCTGTCATAATCGCGCACGGTCTCCGTATAGGCTATGCGGTGTAGATATTCCCGATGTGTAGGCCGTCCTTGCCTTTTGTTCCGACGATTGGGAATATAAGGGTAATTCAGATACTCGTGGTTAGGCATTAGTCTTCCGGATATTTCAGACACTTCAACTTTTTCATCATCTGCCAGGTTGAATATATGCTTCGCTTGCAGTCAAACACAGGGTCGTGCTCCGCACCTTTGTCTATGTCTTTAAAATCATCTACAAGGTCGTATGCCTCGCTCGGACGATAGAACACACCACGCGCATTACATATCAGTCGAGCTGCCTCGTAGATAAACGTGCGATGGTCGCGGAAGTTGGTGTAATGTACAGGTATGCTGATATTCAACTTATAGCAGATATTACGCAAGATAGCAATGTCGAAGTCAGAACCCTGTGCCCAAAGACAAACGTCCTGGTTGCCTTGCTCTGTCTTGAAATCCTCCATCCACTCAAACAGATCCTTCACGGCTACCTCAATAGGTCGGCACGGCAACTCATAGCTGTCGTTACTCAGCAACGAAGCTTTGGCCTTATCGCTCTTAGTTCCCCACCATTCCGCAGTCTTACCATCGAAGGTGAAGTTGTTGACAAACATACTACGGAGGTCTATGTGGCAAGAAAAAACGCTGGAAGGGTCTTGCGCTCCGTCTTTCAGATTATAAAAAGGAGACTTCTCGTTATCTCGCTGCCACGCCACGGCACCAATCGACATGACAGCCGCGGTAGGAGTCAGTGAACAAGTTTCAAAATCAAGCGTAATATCAAGCATTTTTTAGTGTATTTATAATTATTCGTTAGTTGTATAAGAAGTAAGAAGTTTTCGTATGCCTTCCTTCTCCCACGGTTTCCAGTTGTCGGTGGTAAAACGCTTTATCACTGTTGCCGCACTCATTCCTCGCTCGTTCATATAAGCGATGAACTTGTTGCACATACCAGCGTTCACTCGTTTTAAACAAGAATAGAATATACCAGGCTCGTTGCTCTGCGCCAAGGTATATAGATACCCCTTATTGCCCTTCACCATCTGCGAATCATTCTCGTCCACATATTCCAACAATGAATGTGACACATCCGACAATAGTAAGAATTGACGTTTACACTCGTCAGTACCTTCTATCTCCCATTCTGAAAATCCTTTCTGGAAGAAACGGAGGTAGAAAGTGGCGAGCGTAAAGCCCTTCTTAGCCAATGCAACATACAGATTCTTTTTGTCCTCAACGGTCAAATCATCCGTCCGCAGCGGCGTGCATGATTTAGTAATTTTTTCAACGATTTCCTTGGTCATCTAATTCTTATTTCTTAAATTTGACGCAAATATAATTCTTAAAATTGAAACTACCAACTCTTACTGTTGGGTAAATCAATAGTTTTGCATTTTTTAATACTTAAAGATTTCACATTAACACTTATCATTATGAAGTATCAATACAATTTCTCGTTTCTTAATGAATGGCTCGATGCTAACCCAGACATCCCCAAAGGTGAGATTCTGCAAGCTCTCGGCGCCAAGTCTAACAATCGTTTTAAGGCGTGGATAAGATGTGAGGGGCCGATGCCCGTCATCAGTATGCTACGACTCTGTAACACGTTCCAAATTCCTCTATCTGCTTTCTTCCGCGATGTAGATGCGGGCGCAGACGGAGCTGTTGTGCCTGGCATGCCTACACCTAACGATATTCTTGAACCAATACAAGGCTACGCAAGTGGCACGGAGGAACGTCAGCACGGAGAACGCTCTATGCTCAACCCTCTTGATGTACGCATTACCCCATCAGTAGTGCCTGGCGTTGTTATGAAGCCGAGAGAAGCTGATGATACGCAAGAGACTGCAAAGCCTACTGCCAGCAACGCTGTAGGCGAGAAGGGAAATACGAGTCTGCCTATAACTGACAATATCAGTGACGCTAACCTTGCGGCTATCGTGGCATTAGAGAATAGGCACATGACACAGCAGCATCGTCTGCTCGATGTTATTGCCGAGCAGCAAAAACAGATAGCTAATCTCACTCGTATGCTCAACGAAGCGAAACACAACGCCAATATGAACATGGGCATGAACGATGGCTATATGGTTGCCGACCGCCCCACGCACGACTGACATATAAAACAAAAGCGTTACCTATCCATCACGGACGGGTAACGCAAAAAAAACTAATCTAAACTAAAACCTAATTATTAACCACTTATGATCTACTACTTATTTATGTTCGTTTATCGCTGCCATCTTGCGACGATAAAACTCCTTTTCTTCTATCTTCGTTAGCGTCATGTCGGCGCTTACATACGGCACATCGGCATACCAGAAGCCTTGATGCAAGAACACGATGGGGGTGCTATTGCCAAATGTCATGGGCATGGGCGTATTATCTTTCAGACTGCGCCGCGGCTGCAAACTGAGTATGCTTATCAGCTCGGTTTCGCTCACAACGGGCAGCGCTGCCATTTCCTTTTCCAAGTCTGTGCCTTCCATAGGGAAAAACAACACGCGTCCATCGGGTGTCTCCTTTCTGTCCCATCCGTCACGCGCAGTGGTGTCGGCAAACTCCACGGCTCCCACTCCACCTGCCATGCCTTCTGGCGACTCGTAATAGTGTTCTGCACCCTGCTTCTGAGCCCACTCACGTGCTGTATTCATTGCCGAGTTACAGCGATAAAAAAACTCCTTGAGGTCGCCTCCCATCTTTGTGTCGGCACTCACTTTGTAAAAATAATGCGGTTTCTTCATGTCTATAATTTTTTATGGTTGTAAATTCAAAACTAAATAATTCAAAATCGCCAAAGGCAACCAATTCTTAGCTCCTAAATCCTAATTCAAAATTCATCGTAGCGCAGCGTAGATGACTGGCTCTCCGCACTCGTCATCCTTCATCTTAAAGCCTCTCACAGCCAGCTCCTGTAGGTACAATGCCAACGGATCGCCCAACGGACACACCACTGCCTTGAAGTACGAGCGAAGCTGATAGTCGGTAAACACGTCACAGTCCTCACGCCAATGGTCGAGAGGCTTGTATTTCTCGCAGAACGCCTCTATCTTGGCAGGGATAACGAAGTCCTGTAGCGTCACTTCCGGCTGCTCTGAGATTTCAACCATTCCTCTGTCTTGTCTTTTAGCCATGATAAAAATCCTAAGATATATAATAATACAAATGCCCAGAATGCAAGTTCCTTCAGAGCTTTCCACATGAAGTCTTCAAAAGAAGTGTCTTTTATCTCTTTTGTGTTCTTCTCCTTCGTCACATTCGTGCTGTCCTTCTTTGCCCAGTGGGTACCCACATTCAGCCTGTTGCTCAACACAAGGCTGTCTATCGTATGCTGCATACGTGATATGGTCGATTCCAGATGCTTGAAATGTTCCTCGTAAGAACTATTGCGCTCATAGTCGCCCTTACGGTGTATCGTGCGGTCGGTGGTGGTGGTCTTGTTGCCTTGAGCATCCGTGCTCTCGGTCACTCGCTCCTGGACGGTCTCCTCTCCCCTACCCTTCTCGCTTGTAGTGCCGGACGTATGACTCTCGTCCGTGGTAATAGACAAGGTGCTGTCGGTCTTCCCCTCCGTTTTCTTTACGCTATCCGTAATGGCTACAACCGTACTGTCCCGTCGCTCCTCGCTCCTGCTACCTTCCGTCTTCCGCGAAGCAGCACACCCGAAGAGCATGATTACAGCCATAAGCCATAACAGAATGTTTCTGATTTTTCCCATATATATGTCTTGTTGGTTTCTGCGTGCAAATTTAGAAAAAATCGCTGATACCAACAGGACAAAATAAAACACCGCCTACCATTGGGAAGGGTAAGCGGTGTGAATGTTTATTGTTTTACAATCTTATAGTTCAGGGAAATTTTCTTGCCGAATATCTTAACGGCGCATTTCTGCGCATGGGACAAAACGGCAACATCGACAAAATGCTCTTCTATCATTTCTACTTGAGATTTATTCTCCACGCCCAGACATACAGCACCATCCTTAAACGATAGGTACCTAACTTTGCTCAAGTCGGACGCAAGTTGCTTATCAATCAAGCGCAAATACATCTGCCACTCTTTTTCACCTGGTTTCACTTCTTCTACATCGGCAAAGTCAAAAGTCTGCTGTCGCGGTTCCGACTTCGCACTATGCTGTTTTATCCACTGCTCCATGATATAGAACACGAAGTCCTCCATCCTACCACTCCAACTATGCGGCTGCTCCACTGCCTGGGGCACGCCATTATAAACATACGCCTTAAAGTCGTTCCAAAGGTCTTCGGGAACATCGGCCAAAAAAGTCTTGAGCCGATCTTCGTCGAGCGTAGGATATAGAGACATCAGCTTGGCGCACAATCGTTTTTCTGACGAACCACGATGCAACTCCAATTCTCTCGCCAAGCCCAACGGTGTGCGCTTGATATGAAACTTTATCTTTTCAGGATTGCCTCGTTTTGCGCTACCCCTATAAATAGGTTCATAGCCTTTTTTGTCGGGGTCGATGCACGCCAGCATTATCTCTATCTTGTTTTCCTCACACAGTCGCTCCATGTCGCCACGTGCCACGTCCAACACCTGTTTGCGGAACTGTGAGAACTTCTGATATTTCTCAGTAGTAACAACCTTTGCGGGTTGTTCACTCTTTTCCACATCAACCTTAAACATACCCAACGCTTCCTTCAGCTCTCGATAATCTATTACTGGGTGCATCTGACCTTTGCTTGCATACTTCATCAACAGGAGATAAAGACGCGATGTGTAAGCCGAATTGCAGAAATAGGCTATTCGTTCAAGATGATTGAAATATCCGTCCGTCATGTCAAACACGGCTTTTGCAACCTCTATATTTATCGTGACTTCAATATATCCGTCACGTCGAAACTTGCGTACTTCCTGTCCGTCCTCGTCTATCTTTGTATCTCCGTCTCCCGAATAGTTTAAATCTTCTCCTTCTCGTGATGTGAAGTTCTTCGGGATAAATATCTTACTGAAGATTGGCATGTAGTCCTCACCTTTTCTAAGTCCTGTCTCTGGATCGAAACGTGGCAGATGAAACTCTATCTTCTTCATTTGATTTATCACCTTTACCGACTCGTCATAATGGCTGCTGTCTATTCCGAAATCAGCCAGACGCAAACATATCGGTCCCATCTTCAACAGGTCTTCTTTCGTGATGCCTCCATTCGGCCGTTCCTTGCTTAAATAACGATGTTCGTTCAAGAACTTGGCAAAATGTTTTTGCAGTCGTCCACTTACCAACAACATAACGTCCTGTTGTATGAGAGAATAGCTTTTAGCGTATGATGTATAATTGACAGGTGTATTTATCCAGCGCAATTCGTTCAAGGCAAGCTGAAGTTTTCCTTCTTTATCTTCTTTTTTCGCTTTCTTTGCCATAACCTACGTTTTTATGTACTTAAACCTACGTTTTTATGTACCAACACCTACGGATTTGTTTACCAACTCCTACGTTTTTGTTTACTTCGTATGCTCTAACTCGTTGATTTTCAACTCCTCAAAATTCTCTTAATATAATATAACATAAACTATTATTTTATTCTTTTAAAAACGAAAATTCTATAGTTTATAATTATATTATATTAAGGGATTTTGAGCGTATTGATTATCAGTCAGTTACCTACAGTAAGGTAAACAAAAACGTAGGAGTTGGTAAACAAATCCGTAGGTTTAAGTAAACAAATCCGTAGGTTTTGGTAAACAAATCCGTAGGTATTATAAAACCAAAACAGCACACTTTTGTAGTGACTTGGTAAAAAGATTTAGTAGAATTTCACCTTACTTGTTCCTGTCCAGAAACTCAATCACTGCCTGTAACGCCAAATCCTTGATAGGTACACCCGTGCGCATTTTCATCAGGGCGATACGCTCGTAATACTCCATCGGCACATATATGGTGATGCCGTTCTCGGTCTTCTTGCCCCTCGGCTTACGCATGTTCATTGCAACACCGTTGCTGAATGATGTGGTTGTCGGTTGATCTGCTGCAGGAGTTGTAGTTGTTGGTGTCTCAGCTACTACTGCTGCTGTAGAAACAGTAGTTTTTTCTGTTGCCGGAAATTCTGCGGACGGAGCAGTGGCAGCACTCGCTGCCGCTTCCCCACTCTCCTTGTTCTCCCTGTTCTCCTTACGCTGCTGACTGCCAGATTCCAATATGCGCTCGTTCTCCTCAATAGCGTCAGACTCCTCAAGGCTGAAACGTCTCGTCTTCTTCGTCATTTCTCTTGCCATACCCTATAATAATATTAAAAAGTGAAACTGTTGATTATCTCCTTGGTAAAACGCTCATAGTCCTGCCCTACCCTACAATATGGTGCATAAGCAAAGATGTCTTCTCGCATAGCCTGGGCTTCCACCATCTTGGTGTCGCGGCGTGTGTAAGCGTCAAACATATAGTCTTGATACTTATCGTCAAGATACGCCTTAAACTCCTTTGTGGCGTTAGTCTGGTCGTTGCTCATAACCATTAGCAAACCGCGAATGTCAAGGTCGGGATTAAGATCCTCGCGAGTTTCCTCGATGGCGTTGATGATTTCGGCGATACCTTTTGTTGCCAGCACTTCGAGCTGAACGGGCAAAACTACGCTTGTGGCTGCTGTCAGGGCGTTGTACGTGAGCAACGACATGGCTGGAGGACAGTCTATCAGCACATAGTCGAAGGCATCCACGATGGTATTCACGCCTTCATCTGCCAGCTCGGTGCCAGCTAACTCGTTCAGTGGTTTGGCAAGCAACTTGCAAAGCACCTTGCGAGGCACGGCACGCTGATTAAGGAACGGTTCGATGGATATAAGTTGTGAAGATGCCGGAGCAAGGTAAATGCCCTCGCGTACCTGATAGACGGGCAGATTGCTTTGTTGTACCAATGCGTCGTAAACGGTAGGCTTGCCTACATTCAAAGTCTCACTCCATCCGAAGAGGTACGAGGCACATGCTTGCGGGTCAAGGTCGATGATTAGCACACGCGGCAAACGCTTGCGTCCGTCGGCATCTTCGCCGAACTTTCCCTTACCAAAACGACGCAAACCTGCTGCCAGGCTCTGTACTGTTGTTGTCTTGCCTACACCGCCTTTGTGATTTACAAAAGCGAGAACTTCTCTTAGCCTTTCCATATTATGTAAAGTATTTAAATGTTAATAATATCTATTAATGTATGCAGAAAACATCACTTCTGTAACACGTTGCAAATTTAAGAATTAAAACCGATATATCCAAACATCCACGCACATTTATTTGTTTATTTGTTGATTTATTTCTTTGTTTGTTACTTTATTTATTCATTGCTTTATTGATGTATTTATTTATTTATTTATTTGTATGTGTATTGATTTGTTGGTTGCTTGATTTATGTATTGGTTTATTGGTTTGTGTATTTGTGTGTTTGTGTGTGGATGTGTTTGTGTGTTCGTATAAAACCACAAATGTGGATTTATGTTTTTATGGAATTGTGGTTTTATGTGTTTATGTAAATCCACTCTCCTCATTATCAGTCCCATTCGTCATTTACCGTTATGCCCACATGCTCCTCTTCGCTCGTTCTCTCCGTGCGGATGGGCAGAATGCAGTACTTCGTCTTCGTTCCTGCCTTCGTAACCGTGCCATGCGGTACAAACGTGTAATAACTGCCAGGCTGACTATCCACGCACACAATGCGCTGCTTGCTCAGCCAGTAGCCTTCGGGCAAGTCGGCATACTTCAGTACCTGCGCAGCCTCTAATCTCGTAGGCAGTCTGTAAAGAGGATGGGCTATCAACACCGATGGGGTGGAGTAGTCGAGAATATAAAGATTCGTCAATGTCTTGCCGTTGGCCGACAGCGCAGCACGGCTTATCGGTGTGCGCATTGGTGCACCCATCGGCGACACACTCACGCCCATGCCGCACATCACCTGTACATGTGCCTTCCCAGGCTTCACGTTCTCCACTAAATTCTCGTTGCCGCTACTGCATGATACAATCGTCATGCCCACGGCTGCAATAGCAGCCATCATCTTCAAGTTAGTTTTCATAATCGTTAGGTTTTCGTTATTAAATTGATTTAGTCATCAAAAGAAACGGATGAACCCGACCTTTCTTTAACATCGGATTCAACCGTTTCATCGGATTTTACCCTACAAGCGACCTTACCAGGTTTTCGCCCTTCTCCGTCAGCTCGTACACGTCCTCGCCGAACATACTCTGAAACCACGTCTCAAGATACCCTGCTTCCACGAGTTCCTCCAGTTCCGGACACGCTGGCTTTCCGTCTACACGTCGATAACCCGCAAAACCTTTCTTCTGAATGTGCTTCAATGTTGCAATCTGACTCTTTGAAAATTTCTCTGTTTCTACCATAATTCTATAAAGTTTAAAATATTAATAATGTGTAAATATTATTGATGATACCATTTATTCTTCTTCTGCAATCAAATCATCAAGATACTCATCTGCATCCAACCATAACTCATAAGTATTGGTATTTGGGCGAGGAGACTTCTGATATTCTTCATCAGAGATATATCCCTGCTGCTTCAAATTTTCAATACGCTGTTGAGCTTCTTCCTCTGTGAAAAACTCGTTGTCTGTCACGTCGTTCTTCTCACGGTCGTTCACAATATAATGACCGCATCCATAAAAAGTAGTATAGATAATGGAGTGTGCTCCATATTGTTTTGTTTCTTCGTATGTCATAATATGTAATCTTTAAAGTTATTCCTTTGTCAGTCCTCCCAGCATCGGCAGGAAGAACACCGCAGCTCCCGCGAACGCCAGCATCACGACTCCCGTTGACACAGCCATCAGCACTGCCAGTACACCCGCCAACACCGTCTTCACGCTCACGCCCTTGTCTTCCCTCGCCGTGTTGTCTTCACGTTCCTCTCGCAGCGTCGGCTCGCCTACCTGCGGATAGTTACGCTTGCGCTTTGGCTTCGGCTGAGGTATAGGCTTCGGCTGAGGTTCTGGCTCTGCTTCAGACTCCTGGCTCTGATTAATATCCTGCCCTATAACGTGAGGCTCTGGATGATGAACCATCCCCGACTCGTCTATAACAAGAGGCTCCTCGTCTATAACAAGAGGTTCTTCCTCAATGATAGATTCTTCCTCCACCTTTCCATCCACACACACGATAACATCGCCGTGCAGGCTAACATCTATCTTGCAGCCCGGCACAAGGGCTTTCTGGTTGAAGGTCTTCTCGCTGCCACAGTTGGCATGAGAAAAACGGTGTCCGTTCATTTCCACCTCGTCAAAGTCGGCTACATACGTCACCTTGCCTGTCTTTTCACCTATAGTGGTATGATGTCCGCGATATGTAGTAACTGCCTTAAACACCGGACGGAACTTAAACGCGCAGTTGTATTTTGCATCATGGTCGGTCTGTCCTATGCGGTCGTAATAGTCATAATTGTCAAACTTGAACACAAGACCGTCGGTAGGGTAGGGCAATGCTTCACGGTCCACCTCGGCAGCACATACAATGCTTTCGATGTCCTGCTCCAGTTCTGCATCCGTCTTGCCCAGGTCGAGGTCTACCACAAAGCCCGAAGTTTTGAAGCCGTTACGCTCAAGAGCCTGCATAGCTGCGGCATGTCTTACCACACCGTCCATAATCAGACGGAAGGGATGAAACTCCAGGCGCTTGCACTCGTCCGTTACAGCCACCTTCTTGGCCATGATACCGTTGCTCGTAGAACGAGGTGATTTGCCAGCCTTGCTATAACGAGCAAACTCCTCAAGCGAGATGATCACCTCACCTCTCACCTCTACACGGTCGTACTGGCTCCATACGTCCACCTGAGCAGGGACGCCCTGCACATGCTTGATATGGTCCTGACAGTCGTTGCCAAACAACTCCTTACCGTGTCCGTAAGTGGCTTCTGCCAAAACTCCCTGGCGATATACCAAGCTCACGGTCTCGCCGTCGAATTTCCACTCTACATCCACCACCGTGCCCTTAGAGCTGATATTGGTCGCTCGTTGCTGTGCTCTCAGATATTTCACCACCGCCTTGGCATCATGCAGCTTCTTCATGGAGAGGCATGCCGTGCGACGTGCCACGATGCGCTTGCCGTTGCCGTTCTCGCTGTAGCACTGCTGAGTAGGTGAGTCGGGCAACACCTCGTCCGCGTGCTGATCTTCATACTCCTGCAAGGCAAAGTACATAGCGTCATATTCCTCGTCGCTGATAGTCGGGCGGTTCAACCCGAAATATCTATAGTCGTGCATCTTCACCACGTCTACCAACGCCCGATAATCGTCGAAATTCTCAATTCTTTTCATATTCTATAAAGTATTTAAAATGTTATTTTTGTTCTTGTTTCGTTCTCTCACTTCTCTACTTGCGCCAATACGCCTACGACTCGTGCTTTGTCGTCGATGTACCGATTAACCAAACAATAGTCACCCTCCTTCACCCGCTTGTAAGGAATGCGCTTATAATCCCCGAAGTTTCCCGACGGTCTGTAATAATGTCGCTTGCTTTCGTCTTCAGGGCATTCTGACGGTGAACTGATAGCAAGGGAGCCAATATTATTGCAGAAAACGCCATCTTTCCACGTTCCTTCCTTGTACACATGATATGTCTCAGGCTCTTTTACCTTCGACAATATCATGTCGCGGGCCTTCAATCCCAAGTCAGCATAAGGCTCGGTAAGGCCTACCTCAAAATCGAAACAAGTGGCAGCGCGAAGAATGCACATCGCATAATCTGTCACAGCACCTTTGCCTCCGCTCGTAACGCGCACACAGCGCATGGTCTCCGTGATATACTGTCCCCCTCCATGCTGAATGATCCACTCATGCACATCGTCGGCAACGATATATCGCCGTGTGCTGCCTTCCATAGCCGGACGACCGGCTCTTGTATTACTTGCTGTATTCTCCATATCTTTACTCCTACAAATACTTTTGCTATCCATAATTATTTGTTTTGTAAATGTTTTATTTGTCATTCTTCTCTATCTGCTCCAACTTCATATACACAAGCGTGTTCTTGTCGTAATACTGACGTGGCGCAGACGATGAATAATAAGTATTCTGACTCTCCTTGATACAGGGAGCAGCGTCCACAATACGCTTGCCGAAGCCCTGAATGGCGTGAGTCTTGCCGATGATGACAATACCCGACTGATACGCTTCGCGCACCTTCACGGCAAAACGATGTAAAGCGGCTTTACTGTTTCTTTCCTCCTTCGTCACCTTTGCCAATACCTTCAGATGGTCGGTCGTTCGTGCTTTCGTGCGCAGCTCCACCGTGCCCTTCTTCTTATAGTTGACGCAAACGGCATACTCACCAGGCTTCAGTTGTTCCAGATGCTCCTCTAAGAGGTCGTACCGCTGCAACACCTCAATAGGCTTGACACATACGCTGTCCTTCGTGCCGGCAAGCGCAGCCCTAATCTCCTGAGCCTCCTGTAAAGCCTTCACTTTAGCTTCGGCTTCCGTTTTCAGGCGAAGCTCCTCGCGCTCTCGCTATGCCGTCTCCTCGGCTATCTCACGATCCACGGCAGCGCGTATCTCAGCAACATCGTTCCCCATGTCCATGCAAGCTGCCCAAAGACCACCACCGAACATGTTATAACTCTTTATCATACCCTTTTCGTTGTCACACTTACTTCCATCCATCCGGGTAACACGCAGCCTCCCCGTCAGCTCGTCTCTATATACAAGCATATAGGTGGAGCGCAGGTTCTTCGACTTCCATACTCTAATCTGTTCTGCCATAATAGAATTGTTTTCTAAATATTTGTTAAGAATACAGTCAATTTCTTTGTCCGTATAGTTTTAATTCTTATATTTGCGCCTGTCTTCGGAAGGCTTTTTAATCGTACCTTTATGGAATTGAAAGAAAACAACAACTTCCGTTGACAGTCAATTCTTCGGAATTGTGGATTTAAACGCTCATAAAAGAGCTAATTTCTACTATCGTAGATTCGAGCCAGATGGCTCGCGTAGCCCGGCTTAGGTCGGGCTTTTTTATTTCCCTGTTTCCACCCAATCTCCATAATCAGGCAGCTTATCTATAACGAGACCTTTCAGATCCTTCACGCCGTGCTCTTTGCACATCCAATCCTCCAGATCATCCCAATACGTCCAGTCTCTTGTCACGCCCGTCTGCACATCGCGAAGACGGAGTGTAATAAATAGATAGTCGCGTATTACGTCTGTTATCTCGTACATGGCGTTATGGGTTGTTCTCCTTCGTAGGTGTTCGCTGAACATAGTTTTATTTATCGTTTCGTTTATATTTTATTAAAAATTTCTCAATGCACCCGTCGGGCAGAAAGACGTTTTATACTTCTCGTCTATCTCCTTCAGATATTTCTCTATGCTATCGTGAAGCTCGGATAATTCGTCGTATACACGCTTATACTCGTTATTGTACCACTCCTTGAACTCGTCGCTGTCGTGGTCTTCGGGTACATCCTCGCCGTAGTAGTATATCAATCCATCCATATCGTCAAGGTCCGCCAGACTGCCAGAGACACCGAGTTCAGGGAGTCCGATCTTCTCCATCTTGTCCTCAAGCAAGGAAAAACGCTCACGAATATTACTTGCAACATCACCGCCTTTAACAATGGCATCCATGCAGCAATGCAGCTCATGTCGGAGTGAACACAAACGAGAGATAAGGTCTGCCTGCTGCTCGGTCATTCCATTCTCAACAGCAATATTCTCGTTCTTGGCGTTACGAGCCGCCGCAGCCTCGCGGCGATACTCATATTGTTCTTTTGTAAAATATGCCATAGACGAAGACTTAACCGTGATGTCGAGGGCTGAATAGTTTGTGATTAATTTCGCTTGTTATAACGTGTGTTCGCCGTTCTCGTAGGGTATTACGATTTCCTGCTCGTCGCCGTTCTCGAAGGTGTGCGTATGGTGCAAGCAATGATCATTGTCAACCAAAAACTCTCCGTCAAACTCATACGTCTTGCCGTCGGCCTTGTACTGAAGGTTGTCGCTTCCGTTGTGGTGTTTGGTGAGTATGATGTCCTCAAGACGGTGCTCTATAGGCGTTGTATAGTTCTCACGGAGATAAGCCACCAGCTCGTCTATCTGAGCCTCTGAAGGCTCGCCAGTCTCGTCAAGTTCCTCGTCGGCGAAAAAATCATAATAGCCGGTGCAGTTCTTTGCGTCGTTGATGATGTAGTCGGCTACTGTCATGTAGTTCTCGCGGATTTCCTGCTCGTTGTCGTGAGCTATCGCCTTAATGTAAGTGTCGATTGATTTACGCATATCGTTTTAATTTTAAATTAGTTGTTTCTTTTATCTGATGCAAAGGTAGCTATTATATTTGAATCCGCAAAATAAAAAGCCGTTTTATTTTGAATAAAATGTACTTTTATTTTATTATCATCTGATTTCACGGATTTTCCGCGTCTTCTGTGTCGTCTGTTGGCTCTTTGTCGCCCATCCAGGAGCTCGGACCTGGTGCCACGCCTTGCCGTGGTGGGCGTTGCGCTGCCGCTATCCTCGCGGACCACAGCAGCCGGAAAACAAAAAAATACTTAGATTATGATTATGCAAGATCCCGCCGAAGGAGTCGAACCTTCGCAAAGGCCTTGCCGGGCGCGGGATAGGGTAGGGTGTTAGTACGTCTGACGCAAGCAGGTGAACAGTGCGTCCAGTCCTAAATTGTACTCTATGCGCTCCTTGCTGCCGAACTCGTCGGGATCGGGAGGTGTAAGGGTGATGTACTCGATGATGCGTGTCATTGCCTCACGGAGGCTTGCCTTGTCCATATCTATTGTTATAACGGTCTTTTCCATTGTTGTTTGGCTTTTATATTAATATTAAAGTCTTGTTACTTGTTGATTACTGTCACATGCTGGGATTTTACGCTTACGGTGCCCTTTGCCGTGATGGGCGTGTATAGAGGTCGCTCTTGCAACGATTCTTTGCCCTCGATGTTCCTAACAGCTTCGATGTAGGGCAGGTTAGCCACCTTCAGGCGGTAGATTGTGTAATACTCCTCGCAATCCTCCATGAGTTCCGTGATTTCCTTCTGTCCCTTGCTGTCGTTCACCACGCGGGCGTATCTCTCCATGATGTTGGCATGGAACTGCGCCAACGGTGCCAGCGTGCCCTCGGTGTTGCCGGGTATACAGTTAGGCATACGCAATGGCAGCTCACCACTCGCCACTTTGTGGAATACTTTGCGGTAGACCTCGAACACTGCGCGAACCTTACGAGCGATGAAGAACTCAAGGCAAGGGACGGAGAGCATGTAGATGTTAGTCGGGCGACCATTTGGGACTTTTCCCCTGTTTTGGGCTAAAACCTCGGAGTTTTCGCCATTTTGGGCTAAAACTTGATAATCAACGTTTTGCAGAAACAAATCGTTAGATTTTAAAGCTCTTACAGCTTTTTCTTTGGCCGAATACACCAACGGCCAAACATCATCCAGATTAACCGGAAATTCCTTGCTGTCTTTCGACAATTTTAATACTTCTTCAAAGTACGCCTTTATATCCTGGGCAGTGCTCTGCTTTGTCAATTGTAAAATCATATTGTTAAATTTTAATTAATGAAAATCCGCTAATTAAATACGCACGCTATAAAAAGGGCGTTTACCATTTGACGGAAACCGCCATGGCTACGAATACCACCAGCACGCCGAAACCGAGATATTGCCATCCCGTCATTATTACCGGGTCTTCTTTGTCGGTGAAGTTGTGGCGACTGTTGAGCCATTGGCATACGCCCAGGGCTGCACGCTGTGCAAGGCTTAACGCCTGAGCGATAATCTGCAAGACATACACAAGGCAGAGGGCTGCGCATCTGCCAAAGGATCTTGCCACGTCCGCTGCGCTCACCTGAGGCGCGGTCGGTGTTATTGTTGCTGTTGCTTTCATAATCCTTAATTTTTTATAGGGTTTATAAATATGATAACTATATAGTCGCCCGCAAGGGAGTCGAACCCCTTGCGCTGCGCCATCCGTGCGGGCGTTGTGGCTGGGCTATCCTCACGGACCGCCAACAGCCGAAACAAATAAATACGATTCTATAAAGTATTAAAATGTTATTTTCTTAGTCATTCTTCTATATAGGGGTATTCTAAGATATTTTATATTTGCCAATCTTCACGGCATAGCCGATGTTGGTCAGTTCTGTGCGTCCGAAGGCTTTCACGTCGCTGTACCACGAAGTGTAAGTAAGAAAGATGCTATCGTCCTTCAGAGTGCAGCCGAGTATATCACAGCCGACACGATGGCCTTGCTTTAAGTGGTTTAGATAGGCTTGCTTTGTCTCTCGTAGCGTTCTGTGACATTCTCCACCAAATTTATAAGGTTCGTAAACGCTAAATTTATAATAATCTATTCTTGCCATAATTCAGTATAATTTTAGAAGATCTATAATATACTATTCATCAATAATCTCAATTCGTGACAATTCATTATCTACATGAATTTCGTACCCCTTATAATTGATACCATAGCCGATACAGCCATAGCTACAAAACAGAGGTTCACAAATCATACTGGAGCCATACCAGGTGAATCCCCATGGATTTCGATTATATCCATTAAGCCAACTTTCGCAATTGCCTGAATGTTTCACTATCACACCAATTAAACGCTTCAATTCGTTTGGTATATCTTTGGGTATTCTCATAAATATCTAATGTTTTAAAAGTTCTATAATATAGGGTTCTTTCTTGAGTGTGTGCGGATTCCTCAATATTCCGCACACGCTATAATATAGGGAGCCTATGCGGCGGCGTGCTGCTTTGGATGTGGCGTACCGAATAGGGTTTGCATTCTTCAGGCGTGAGCACCTGGGCGGCTCTGCGGTCGGCGGTGCTGTTTAGCCTCTGGATAGCCTCCAGCGCGCAAGATGTTGTAAACCGTTCGCCCACACTTTCGGGCGGTATGTTCGCGGCTAATGTCATAAGGTCGTACACGTCCAGGCCTAAAGCGTTGAGGGCGTACAGCCTGAGGCGTAATGCGTCCAACGGGTTTTTATTCCTGCCGCTGTCGCGAAGGTCGGCGGCGACGTAACGCAATAGGGCGAGGCGTTCAGCGGTTGCCGTGATTTCGTCGGCTGTTGGATCGGTCGGCGTGCTCTCGCCTTTCTCGGTGCTGTCTTTCTCGGTGGTGTCTTCCGGCTGCTCCTCCTTGCTGAAGCCGTACAGCGTGCGGAACTCGTCAGCCGTGAGCACGGCGGCGGCACGCTGTCGGGCGTAATAGTCGGCCTTATAGTCGGCACGCTGCACGAGGTCGGCAACGTCCACGCCACACGCAAAGAGGGCGGAAAGGTGCGCATTTACGGCGGCTATGTACTCCCCGGCTTGTGTCAGTCGGTCAAAGTCAGCGGCGGCACTGTGCAACAGCTTCAGGCGGCGGGCTGCAAGCACGTCCGCAAAGTCTTCGGCGGTGTCGGTCGGTGCGGTTACCGTGAATCCGTCGGGCTCGTATAACGTAGCATCTGCGGAAGTATGGGCGGTTATGCTGTCGGCCTCGGTGGTGTGTGCTCGTCCTGCGACTCGCTCTCGTTGGCTGTGTCGGCATCTTCTGCGGTCGGGGTACCAGATACCCCGAACCACTCGCGAAGACGTGCCACGGCCTCCGGCTCGCTTGCTTGCCACTGTTGGGCAGTCTTATTCCAGGTCGCCCCGTGTGCTTTTATCGCCTTGCGGTTGCGGCATGTCGTGCGGCTGTCGCCTATCACTGCCACACCCTCGGCAGTGTCCACCAGTGCCAGACCGTCGGCGGGTGCGTCGTCGGTCTGTGCTGCATCCTGAGAGGGGGCGGCGGTGTCGGTGCGCTCCTCCGCGGTTGCGGTGCGCTTGGTTGGTGTCTGGTCGGTTGGGTCGGTCGGCTCTGATGGCTTGGTATAGCTGCGGAGGTTCCACGCACGGCGGGCGAGGGCTGCGGCGTTGTCTTTGTAGCCAAAGGCGAAAACGTCGAACACGTCCACACCCAGGGCAGCGGCTACGGCCTCGGCTTCCTTTGCTGTAAAGGTGTAGTTATCGTAATATCCGCACTTGTCCTTAACGTCAGCGGCTGGCACAGCGGCGCAGATGTCGGCTATAAGGGCGGCGCGCGCCTCGTCTGACATCTCGCGGATTGTCTTGATGTCGCCGCCGTTGCTTCCCATGGTCAGGCGTGCGAACTCGGAGAACTCGGAGCAAATAACGTCCGTTGAATCGTCCCAGCCGTTGAAGGTGTCGCGACGGCTGCAAAACAAATCAAGATCCGTATTTTCTTTAAATTCTTCCTCGGTCGGTCCGTCGGTCCAAATTAATTCGAAGTCGGCACCCCAGCCACGGCGAACAGATACGGAGAACTTGACACCAGGGAAGGCTGCGGCACACATGGCCAAAATATTTGCCTTTCGGGCGTTGTCAATCTTTCGGGCGGTGTTCTTCTTGTCCTTCTCCATCTCCTCAACGTTGCGCATGAGAGGCGACCACTTGGCGCAGCGTGCGCGATAATCGGCGAGGCGTGCCGCCTTCTCTTCTGCTGCCTGGCGCTCCTGCTCCTTCTGTCTTGCTTCCTCGGCTGCCTTGACGCTTGCCACCTCGTCGGCAAGCATTACGGGCCACTCTATCGGCACATAGATATAGCGGGCGTAATTATAGCCCTCTGAATCGATTAAAAAGTACTTGCCAGATGGCGACACAACGAGGGCGCCGACGGTAAAGAAAGTAGCCAATTTCTCGGGGTCGTTGTAGTAGTCGTTATCGTCTTCCGCCACATCCTCGGAACGGCAGAAGCCTTGCAGGTTGTGACGTGTTACCAGCTCGTCAGCCAGTCCGGGGCGGTTAAATTCCTCATCGCTTACGTTGATTATCTGCGCAACATAGCAAAGGCGGGCGGGCTGCTCGTCGGCGTGTGTGTAATACGTTAGGTTGTGCAGCTCCTCGAATAGGCCGCGACCTCCGTCGCACTTTAAGCCGCTGTTATCAGCCCAAAAGAAACCGCCAACGGCGGGCACACCTTCGAGGCGGTCGGCCTCCTGTGCATGCTGTGCGTACTTTGTGCGCTGGCGTGCTGCCTCCTTCTCGGCGATGATCTCGCGGGCCTTTGCCTCGGCTGCCTCGGTTGTGTCCTTGCCGAATGTCTTGTAATATGCCGGACGAGATACGGGCGACATGGTACCACACCATCCGCACAAGCAGATATATTGCTCGTTGTCGCTGTAATACTGTGCGCTCTCTGCCTTGTCGCTTAATACTTTTACTAAGTTCTCGGCGATTTCGTTAAATGTTGCTTTCATAATCTTGTATTTTTTGTTTTGTTATTTGTTTTCGCTTGCAAAGATATAGTAAATACTTAGTATAACAAAGTAAAACAATAGAAAATACTATATATTTAATACTTATTAACTAAGTATATACTATATACTTTTAATTTTTTATATACATTTGCAATATCAAATACTAATATTATATATTATGAATAGGATAAAACAAATACTTAAAGAACGCAATATAACACAAAAGGAGTTCGCCGCCCTGCTTGGTATATCTCCAGTTGGTTTATATCAACAGATAAAAACGCCATCTTACCCCACGTTGGAGAAGTGGGCGACCGTGCTTAATATTCCGATGTGGCAACTATTCGCCAGCCCTGAAGAGGTCGCAGCCAACACGCAGGAGGGGCAAGGCGTGCGCCTTGTGTGTCCTCATTGCGGGAAGCCTTTACACGTTGATTTATTCAAGGATGGAGAATAACGCCCAGCCTTGCGCATTACATTTACTTTGCGCTGGCACTCTCTTTTTGTAGGAGCTGCACAAATTACGCCTTTATCGTCTATAGCTTGCCAGTTCCAGGGGGCGGGGCGTTTGATGAAGACAACCGCCCCCGAAATCGTTGTAAGTTCGTTAAAATCCATATTGCTATATTATTCGTTAATAATGTTATATGCTTCTTCTAACGTTGTAGCGGCTGTTATGCCGTACTTTTTCAAGGGGCGAAGCTGTTTAGTATTGAAATACAAACCCATGCAACCGCGCCAGCCGTTGAATTTTCCAAATTCTTTTATTTTCTCTTTCATAATCTTGTATTTATTTGTTTGTTATTTGTTTTCGCTTGCAAAGATATAGATTAATATCTATACTACCAAATAAAACACTAAATAATATCTATATTTAATATTTATTAGTTAGATATATGTTTATATTATATATATAATGTGTAACTTTGCAGAAAGAAAAGAAAAAGAAAATGAATACATATATAAAAGACTATCTTAAAAAAAACGGTATCACGCAGAAAGAACTCGCCCAACGCCTCGACGTTAGACAAGCGACAGTATCCGCCATCATCTCGCGGCCATCGTTTCCCACCTTGGAGCGCATCGCCGCCGCCTTAGAGGTGGAACCATGGCAGCTCCTCGCACCTCCTGCAGTTGTGGAGGAACTGAAGCAAGCCAGGGCGCAGCGCTCAGGCGGTGGCGGTGGTGCCCTGGTGGGTGTCGTGCGTGTCGGCGGTGAGATCTACACAGCCGACACCGTGCAGCAGCTCCGCGCCATCGTGGAGCGACTGGAGCAGGGCGGAGGAGAAAAGAAGTAAGAGAAAAAAAATCCCGACAGGGTGCAAACCTTGTCGGGATAAAATGAAATGAAACGAAAGGGCGCAACCCTACACGAGCCGAAGCCCGAGGAAGTCAGCCCCTAAACGGTGTAAACCGTCCTCTATCTTCTTTAATTGTACATAGGAAATATAGGTATTTCCTTTTTTGTATTGTCGCATTAAAGTATCGTTAATACCCAGATAGCGAGCAAAGGCGCTCACGTTCAACATCGAATAATATTCAAACAGCGACGAGAGATCGAAGCTAAAAACAGGCACAGCCGAGAGGATGGGAGCGGCTGCGCCTTTCCTTTCCTCCTCGCTTGCCTTTACTTCCTGCATAGAGTTTGCAAAGTCTGCCTTTGCTTCCTTCACGGTAGCCCCGCGCCCTATGAGCGTGTAGGGGCTTTCGTCCACGTTGTACGCTATAAATGTGCCGTCGCTGTCTTTCTCGATGGTCACCAAAAATTTATTATCTTTCATGTGCTTAATATCTTTTATACAGGCGAGGGGAGGGGGGGCAACCCCTCGCCCTTGTTGTTAGAATCCGATTTGCTTACGAAGCTTTAAGGCTATACCCTTTTTAGCTTCTGCTGCTCCATGTCTTTCAAGTTGCACGGTAACACCTGTTTTTTTATTAACATAAATATCGTGCTTGCTGCCGTGCTTATCAAGTACGAAACCATGTTTTAAAGCCTGTCTTTTTAACTCATTCCATTTCATTTTTGTTTTTAATTGATTAAACATTTGTTTTATTAACACACTGCAAAGGTACTACAAAAACGTTATACAGCCAAATTTTTATATAACTTTTTTGTAGTATATTTATATTTTATTTTTACGGCACACCACGCACCACCACCACACACCACCGAGCAGGGGGGACACCAACGAGGAGGGAGGAGCACCACCACGCCGACCGCCGACCCATCCAGCCAGGGCGAGCGATGGGCACGCCCTCGCCCCGTCTGGTATGCCTCATGCCCTGAGCCGTGCGCCCTCGGTGCCCAGCCGGACGCCCTCGCCCGCCTGGGGTGTGCGTCCTAATATATCTTAGTTTTGCCTTACCCTCACAAAATCAACGGGTTGCAGCGAGGCGGCCGCTGCTCCGTGACCGTGGAACGTTCAAAATCATAAATCGCTCTAATCGTTAGAAATATACCCCACTTTTAGGGAATTAACCTACGGTCAGCAACTTTCGTGAAATAAGATTTTTGAACCATTTATTTGGGGCGAAAAAACATTAAAACGCTCATTTTTAGCCGATTAAACAACCAACAACTATACTAAAAACAAGACTTTCATAGGCTAAACTTACTCTTAAATGACAGAATAAGCACAATGTCCTGCACATAAAAACAAAAAAACTTAACTTTGTGCTATAAACAACACAAAACACAATATTTATATGATAGACATCGAGATAAAGAAGGACGGACACAAGGTTGTTCAGCCTTACGCTCCCGTTACGGAGCTGAGAATATTGGAGACCATCCACCGCAAGGGATTCACCACCGTGCAAGTGGCAGAACGTCTGGGCGTGACCAAAGCAGCCGTGTCGCAGATGATTACTGGCAACCCTACGCTGTCCACTATCTACAAGATAGCATGGGCAATAGACGTTGACCCTCGCGACTTCTTCTATCGCATGGCTCCCGACGGTAGCATCATCGAAGAACCGAAGGTGAGCTTTGAGAAACTGAAGGAGTATGCCGAGCGCGAACGTTTAGGTCCGCTGTTCGCACAAGAGCCACAGAACGCACGGCAGGTTTTGGTATGCCCCAACTGTGCCACAGCATTTCTCGTCACCAACATTCCGCGATATGCCGCGGAGAAGAATGGCACAAAGGTATAAATTATTTTTCAAACCTATGCACAAAACAAAGGAAAGTTTGATAAAATAAACTTTTCTCGCAATTTCCTTTGTTTTTCAAAGTTTGTTTGTATCTTTGCACCACACTTAAATTCCATTAGGGGAATAAATATATAAAGATGTCACGAACATGAAAGAAAGAAGAAACAATCTCCGCATATCTGCAATAATGAAGGAGAAGGGGCTTACTCTTCCCGACCTTGCGGCAAGAATCACCGTTACCGACAAGGACAACAATAAACGCACACTGACTTCTTCGGCTCTCGGAGCACGCATAAACGGCAATCCTCACCTAAGCAACCTTTATGAGATAGCCGACGCATTGGGCGTGAAGATAACCGAGTTGTTCCCAGAAGAAGACCAGTGGCAAAAACGTGTCTTTCCGAGAAAGATAAAGATGCAGACGACCTGCCCTTCATGTGGCGCGAAAATCAGCACTACGGTAGAGGCGGAATAGGATATGTTTCATGATCTTTAATGATTATGTTACTAATTTGGTTTTAAGCACGGCCGTCCGCGAGGATAGCAGTGCTTTTTACCTTTAGTCGCCCACACATGAAACCTCCCCGACACGCTCCATTTATTCAGAGACATGCCAGGGAGATAATGAAAAGTCGGTCTTAGGGTAGCCCTACGAACTGAAGAATGGCAAAGTCTTCTCGCGCTTAGCGGCCTTTAAGACTCTACCTCGCCGCTGCCGCCAGGTTTCTGACCGCCGCCCTCAGTGGTGGAGCCGCCGGGCTTCACGCCACCCGTGAGGTCGTTGCCGGAGAGCATCACCTTGAGGTCGTCGGTGACGAGGGAGCGCATGAAGCTGTAGGGGTTGCCGATTTTGTGCTGCGCCTTGTAGGCCTTCATCACGGCGAGGTAAGCATCTGTGCCCTTGGCCGACGTAGCGGACGGACGGTTCTGCTTCCACCATGCAGAGGCAAACTGTGCCTTCTTCTTGAAGATGGAACGAGGCTGCTGCACCTCGGTGTTTGCATCGGGATGACTGTGACGGTCGGAACGATAGGTCTTGCCCGTCTGCTGATTTACAGACATAGTGAGAATGGGGACAGAAAAATATTAATCTACGAAAGTACTAACGTATAAAAATATCAAAGTATGAAAAAGATTTTCAGTTTTTTGCTCATGTCAGCCATGCTGCTTGCCATGGGCGCGAGTGTAGCGAGTTGCAGTAGCGACGATGGCGGCGACGGCACAATCAGCGAGCAGAGTGTAGAGAAGTATGTCACAGGCTACAAATGGTATCTCGACAACAACAAGCGCAGCGAGTTCCGCTTTTACCGCAACCGTCTGGTGTCGTGTATGAGCAGCGGTAAGGTAACGTCGGGGTCGCTCACCTATGCAGAGTCGAATTTCTTCGGCACGTGGGGAGTAGTAGACGGTAAGCTCGTTACCACGTTTACGGCGGGCGCATACGAAGGCTTCGACTGGAACAACATCCTGTACGGGTCGCTCACCATCACCAAACTGCGTACAAACACCAAGACAATCGAAGCCACAGCTCCAAATGGCGACTCGCACGCGTTGGATAGTTACGCAAGTTACGGCTCCAGCAACACTTTCGAGGACTACACCGACGCTTCCGATCACGACGGTGCTCTTATCGGTACATGGGAAACTACGGGATATAAAGGAGGACAGGGCGTAACATTTACCATAAAGATAGGAAAGAAAGGAAAGATTACGTTCTCCGCACCAAGCGAGAACATCAACTTTACTACCGAATGCACCACCAAGAACGGACACGTTGTCTTCGACCATATATTCACACCAGAATCAAATTCCTGCTCGCTTATCTACATAAGAGAGAAGGAGACTATAAGGTTCTACGACGAGAAGAACGCTCAGACATTATGGGTATGGCAAAAAAAGTAACGCCAACGACCCTATAATTCGCGAAATTCGTGCAATCCGCTTATTTCACGAATATTTAGTGCCTTTTGTGCCTTTTGCTGATAATATTCAAAGAAAAATATGTACCTTTGCAAAAGAATTTTATTAGAATTTCATATTCTATAAAGTATTTAAAATTTTAAAACTTAAAGGCTGCTATCCGTGAGGACAGCAGCCTTCTTTTTACTCTTTTACCTTAAAATCTATTGGATTTTTCACTCTTCACTTTTCACTCCACCTTCCTGCTTCCCACCGTCTTCTCATTTTCAACCCTTCCAACGGTCTGCCACCTGCATACACCCACTTCAAGAACTCCGCCTGGATAGCAGCCACCGAAGCCTTCTTCTGTATCTGCTTAAAGAGCGTAGACCCACGGAACGCACCCGTACCAAGGTTAAAGCAAAAATCCGCACATGCGTCAAAGCGTCCTTGCGTCTTCGTCACCTCAGGAATGGCAGAAAGAAAACTTTCGATAGGCGCAAGGTCAGCCCTCAGCCATTCCTCAGCCTTCTTCTTGTCGCACGCCGTGCGAGCCGTCACACCTTTAGTATGCCCATACCCACACGTCCACACCCCAGCAGGGCATCGATAAGCCTTGGCCCGATACCCCTCAAACTGCTTCAGTTTGTCTATCAATACATCACTTGCTTTCATAATAAAACCCTTTTACTTTTTTACCCTTTTACTTTTTTACTCTTAAAATCTATTGGATTTTTCACTCTTCACTTTTCACTTTTCACTTACAATCACCAATTCTCCTCTTTCTGCATCAAAATCTACGCTCACACTCTCGCATCTTTCTGCAGCCTTGTTTGCCCTGTCCGTAGCCGTGTCAGCATCCGCTTTAGCCTTTACGGCGTCAGCCGTAGCCTTGTCAGCTTTAGCCACAGCATCCTCCGTTGCCTTATTCGCCTTAGCCACAGCATCCTCCGTTGCCTTGTCGTTCTTCGCAATAGCATCCGCCGTCTGTTGCTTAACATCAGCAATGGCAGTGGTTGTCTGTTGCTTTACATCAGCAAGCGTAGAGTCCGTCTGCTTAGTCATTTCGGCAATGGCAGCGGTCGTTCTCTGTTCAGCTTTGCTCGCGGCATTATTGGCAGTAGTAACAGCCAGTTCTGCGGCATCGTTAGCCGTTTTCTTCGCCTCGGCAGCAGCAGCGTCCGCAGTAGCCTTCGCCTCGCTTGCAGCCGCGTCAGCCGTTTTTTTTGCTTCCGCAGCAGCCTTGTCAGCCTTGTCAGCCGAAGCGGTGGCTCTGTCCGTAGCCGCATTCGCCTTCCCAATCGCTTCGTGCGCACCCGTAATAAGGTTGCCCAACTCTACGGTAGGAGGCAATACCACAACAGCCGTGTCCATTTCAACCGAGTCCTCGCCTTCCTGTAGCTCAAACACCGTATCACCCTGGGCATTGTTGTCAACAAGCATTATCTGCTCATACTCATTGCTTCGCCACGAGCACCCGAACAGCTTGCCCCTCACCTCAAGCGCATACGCACCCAGAGCCATCTCCGAGCTTTGCACCCTCACCTCAAGCAGCGAGTCGTCCTCTACACCTATCGTATGCGCCATCCTTCTACGGCGGAAAGCATTAACAAGGTTTACCTCCACCTCCTCGCAAGCAGGCAGCGGAAACTTCTCCGCCTCTCCGCCCACAATCTTCCTTACCGGCACTATCATCGTAAAATCGTTACCTCTTACTATCTTTTTCATATCGATATGTTTTAATAACTAATAACAAGTTCGCCATTATCGGATTCAAATCCAATATCCACTTTGCTTACACGCCTAATCTGCTCCTCCCATTCGCCTCTCGTGCCAGCATATCCTCCCGCCTTGGCCACGTCATAAGCGTCCTCGCCTCTGAAGTCCTTACCCTCGACACGATAGCATTCTTGCGTGCCATCCTCTTTAGGACGTATCAGGAGCAACGTGTCACCCGTCTGCACCTTGTCCGTTGTGGGCAAGCTCAGCACATCTATAGTATCTATATATGCCATAATTCAATTTGTTTTACATGTTACACCAATAAGTCAACAATACCAACAACACAGCTGTAAACTCAGCCGTAAACCAAGGCTTGCTGTCCTTGTCTCTGCCTACCAAATACACGCCGTACCAAGCCAAGAAAGCAAGCACCATCCTCCAGTCCACCGTCAAGCACCAGCCTACACTCGCCACAGCACTAACAACAGCTGCTCCCTTATGAAGTCTCCGCTCGCTCTCGTCCAAGAACCTGGGCGCAGAGCCTACGAACATCAGTCCGGCACAAGCGAGGAACGCCAGGCATTGCTCGCCCAATCCGCTGTCGAGCAAGCATATCATCATCAGCATGCCGAACAGTATCATCACCGACTGAAACACCCAACCCTTCTTGCCAAGCAAGTAGTAGATGCTGCTCAGCATCTCAGGTGTCTCCTTTTTATTATCTATCACTAAACACAGCATCGCAAACATCAGCAATGCCGCAATAAAACTCAATACTAACATATTTTTTAAAGTTAAAAGTTAAAAGGGAAAAGTGAAAAATCCAATAGTTAAGTGAAAAACGAAGAGTGAAAAGTGAAGAATCCAATAGTTAAGAGAACACATGGATTTTTCACTCTTCACTTTTCACTCCTCACTTAACCTCGCTCTTCACTTAAACACTCATTTCTAACATCTTTGGATAGCCTGCGGTATAGTCATACCCCAGTACACTCTCCACCGTGCTCATTTCCGCTACAGCCTTCTTGTGTGCCGCTGTCACGTTAAAGCACTCCAGAGCATACATCTCCAGTGCCGAGAGCAGCTGTATCGCCTTGTCGCACTCCACCACCAGCTTCGCATCGCCAAGCCACAGCGTAGTAGTAGGCTGTCCCATAGCCTTAGCGATAGTAGTAGAGTTCATCAGACCTACACGGGTAGCCTTGTCCAGCCACACGCGCTGTCCGTTGAGGATAAAGCCGTTAACGGCAGATGATGTGTCGTGCTTCTCTATCTCCGCAAGCACCATCTTCTGTGCGGCAGCAGTCAGAGCTGCCTCCGAAGTCATGCCGCCCGTCTCCAGACGTACACCATCATACACCCACACCTTACGCTCCACCATAGCCCACATATCTTTCAAGTCAGAACTAAAAGTTTCCGGACGTTCTATTTGCGTCTTCTCCTGACCGTTGATAAGCAACAGCACAACACCATCCCCAACTGTCACGCGAGGCTGTGCCTCATTAAAATAATATTTCTCCATAATCTTTAATTTTTAAGATTTTTTACCTTTTTACTCTTTTACCTTTTTACTTTTCAATGTACTCCATCTGATTAGTCGAGCCCTCAAATATATATCCGCACTCGTCCACGATACGAACATCCTCAAGAGGCAGCAGATTCTTCTTGCCGTATTCCTTCTCGGCTTCCACCATCCACGCCACAATGCCCATCATGCCACCGTGCACCTCCCTGGCTACACTCTTGCCCGTCAGTTCTCCGTCGTCGGTCACTTCTGGCATACCTATCAGCATCTTTATCCAGTTGGGGTCGCCCGATTTCTCGCTCTTGCGTATCTCGTAATCAAAGACAGTGAATGTCTGGCCGCTACGCGCCAGTTCCAGCGGTTTGATATTCGGAGCGTCCATTTTGCGGTCTATGCGAATCTTATTTGTCAGTTCTCGTAGCTTCATTTCTCTCTCAATTTTTACCATCTCTCCGAATCCGTCAGTATGTCGTATCAGCCCGAAGTAACTGCCCCACGACTCATTACTGTCGCATTTTCTCGCCCTTAGCAACGTGTCTTTGCGTATAAGGCAATAGCCTTTGTTCGTGTCGGCAACGTGCTTGCCAGCATTGCGTATTACTCTGTAGCCGCAGAAGTCAACACCTCGTTTGTCGTTGATATTCATTACCCTTGTGTCGCCACGCTTCGCCCTCATCTTCAGCTCATACCACCAGTACTGCCTTATCCTCCACTTCATCAGTTGCGCTTCCTCCCTTGTTCGGGAAGCCACCATGCAGTTGTCGGCATAGCACAAACGCCATTCGGTGTTTTGGCATAGCCATTCATGAAAGCGCAACATCAGTATGTGGTGTGCAAGCGGACTCGTCGGTGTGCCTACAGGCAGTTGTCCGTCAACAAAGCACAGCTCCACGGCAAAGTCTATCAGCCACTTGTCGCCAATAAGATATTTCAGCTCCTTACGGAACACGCTCGGCTTCACGTGCATATAGCATTGTCGTTGGTCGGCTGTCACAATCCAGTTCATTTCGCGCAGATCGTAAAACAGGTGCTTCACTCTTGGCAACACATAGTTGCTTTTCAGTTCCTTGTGCTTAGCCGATGGAGTTATGCCGCAACCTTCTTTACAGTTGAGCGACACCAGCGGGTCGCGCCTAAGATATATCGGCTCCAGTTTGTTCTTTAGCAAATGTTCGTACACTAAAGTTCTAAACGTAGGAGCGTCTATATGTCTCACCTTCTTGTTGTTGTTCACCTTGGTCAGCTTACGATACTCGATGTCCTTACGCCAACTTCCATCTTTGAGACGTTGTTTAATACTTGCGCATAGCCCGTCTACATCCTTCAATGCCTCCTTTACTTCTGGTCGTTTCTTTCTGCCTTTAGCAGCACTCTCAACGGCTTTCTTAAAGTCGTCAGCAACGAAGGGTATGTAGTTGGGTCTATGCACGTTAATAATATGTTTTGTGCGGATTGCTCCGCTGTTAATAATCAGTGTCGGGCTAAAAAGTTGACGGAACTGTCTGTCCGTCAGAATGTCTCTCGGTCACGTCCGCTGCATCACGTACAGTCATCGTGCTACGCTCACATCCCTTGTCTTTGATATTTTCTGCTTCTCCTGAGCGAGAGTGGTGTTCCCGTGTTATTAGTTCTGCATCTTTTATGATGCCCGACGTTGGGCAGAACCGCCATTATTCACGTTCGTATTCGCAGCCGAGTTGTTCGCATTGAGATACCGCGCGGAACATTTCGAATTGTTCGCATTGCCACGCAAACGGACGGCTCGGGAGCACCAACCTCTTTAGCCACTTCTTATTTTAGTAGCATCACCTCTCATGCAGGCTTCAGTGGCTTCGGCCCTCATGCCGAGCTTGTCCTGATTTTGAGGAAATATCTTCTTGCCTTTCTCCATTTTCTATAATTTCTTTTAACATATGGATATTTCACTCTTCACTCTTCACTTTTCCTTTAGTAAGAGGGCCCCGGTTGCACCGGGTGCCCAACGTTGCACTAAGTTGCACTTGGCTGCGCCTATTGTACGATACGACACTGGGCAGAACCGCCATTATTCACGTTCGAATCCGCAGCCGAGTAGTTCGCATAGAGATACCGCGCGGAACATCTCGAAAGGTACGCATAGCCACGCAAACGGACGGCTATGCGCACGCGCTGGTTGAGAGTAGAACTCCAGTATGGAAATGCCCACGAGTAGAAGCATTGCCAACTGCTAATATTTCCTCCATCGGCAATCTTGTATGGAATATGCCCAAGTCTATTCTTACAGTAACCGTCCGACAGGATAGGAGGACCGAAAGTACCAATCTTACCATACGTAGACTCGAAGCCGAATGTGCCAAGATTGTTCTTGCTAACACCAGACTCATTCACCCACTTCGACTGGGTGGGTTCAAGATAGAAGTCTATATAGTTCTTCGTCAACTGCTCGGTGTTGTAGTTGCCATTGGTCTGCACCTTGTTAGTGCCCACCATCTCACAACCACCGCCCCAATAGGCGAAGACATCACCACTGACGTTCATACCGTGCATGAGGCTCATTCTAAGACTTAGCTCAAGGTCGTATGTAGCAAGCGTGTTAGCGTCTTTGTAGCCCTTACAAGTGCCAATCTTCTTACTATACACCTTACAGTTCATAACACCGTCAGCCAAGCCCTTTACGCCCGTTATGTTCTTATAGCGGTACGTTACGCCATACGCCTCATACTCGGTGTTCTCAGCAATGCCAAACTCTGCTGCCCACGATGCTGCCATCTGGCTCTCCATGCACTGCTCCTTGGGGCGATATAAATTCACAAACCACGAAAAATTATTCTTTTCCAACTTTTCGTTATGTCCAAATGGTGTGCTATCACCAAAACCGCGATATGTCCATTCTTCCGTGCCCTGTTCCTTGCATCGCACACCGCCATTGCCGAGCCATGTATTCTCCGAGTTGCAAGCGTCATTGCTTGAAATACCCGAACCAAAAAGATTGTTATCGTGCAAGTACTTAGTGCCATACAGCAGCTCCATGCTGAGCAAGAAGGTGTTTATAGCGTGATAACCACCCTCGGCAAAGGGCAGTGGCGCGTTGGTGTCAGCATTGTTGGCACGTGCCTTTTGCATGTCGCTCACCTGACTCATATCCGATATGCGAGGATATGTTCTGCCATCGTTTACGTACATCGAGCACATACTTTCGCCAGCTCCGCTTGGTCCGTTGGTGGTGTTTGTATCACCCACGGCATAGGCATAGAAGAAATTACGTGTCTTGTTGCCTACAGTTGTCACTGGGCATGGAGCCAGAGCCGTGCCTAACAGTGGATATTTACCCGAGTCAATGCCGTCATAGCGCACCTGACGCTTGAATATACCCGACAATACCTTGCCGCTCTCGCCAGTCTGACGGTCTACTGGGTAGAGAGTATCGTAGCGACCAATCATCACCGAATACTTAGTCTCGGTAGTCTCCCAAGGCAACAACTGACGCACCTTGTTACCTTCGCCGTCGTACAAGTCCACCAACCCAAGCGAGTTGTACACCTCAGTAGCATCGTAAGGATGTGCGCCGGTCTTATCAGTAACGACAACACCATTTTTCAGTGTCAATGGGGTGGTGTGCTCGGCATCGGTATAGAGTTGTACATCACACGCAGCACGCATTCCCTCTGTGATACCAACAGTAGGCGCAAACGCACCCGACACAAAGCGGAAGTGATTGTTGTCCATCAACTGACCTACGGGGTGTGTACCCTCGCCCGTGTTGTCGGTATGGTCGATAAGGAACGGATGCCATTCACCCAAGAACTCCTTGTTGCCCTTGCAGTTCTTGAAGCGAGGGTCGCCCGTCACCTCGTCGTTCTCACCTACATAATAGTCCTTCACACCCTCCTTCAGTTCGGCTATATCCGCTGTGTTCTGCTCCACCTTCTTCGCCATCTCTGTTGCCGCAGCCTGCGACACCAGCTCCAACGATTTCTCGGCTCCAGTTCTGTCCGTCACCTTCAGCACGTTGTCGTCGCCAAGCACAGCGTTCACGTTCTCGGCAGCAGCGGTAGCGGCGTTAGCCGCAGTCGTTGCTGTCTGTGCCGATGATGTAGCTGCGTTGGCAGCCTCCGTCGCCTTTTTAGTCTCGGAGACAGCCGTCTCCGCCGCCGTCTTGGCATCCATTGCCGCTTGAGCCGCTTTGTTGGCGGTAGTCGCAGCAGCGTTAGCAGCAGCCGTCGCAGCTGCCGCAAGATTCTCCGCCTCGCTAAGGTCGATACACTTGTTCCACCATGCGGTCTCCGTAAGAGCATGCCCCACGTTCACACCCGACACCGCATCCACCTTTATACACACCCATACAGCCTTACCGTTCGAGATGTAGTCAAGCCTCTTGTACTCCTTATCCGCCACCCATTCCGAGCCAGCAGGTGTAAGCAGCACCTTAATCCTTTTCTCTGTTTTTTCTGCCATAGTTTTATTTTTTTTATAAAGTCCAACTTTTTAATCTATTTCCACGTTGCCAAAACCATCATCAGGAAACACATACACACCGCCACCATACACAGTGCTAAGAACCTTTAGCTGCGACGTACTTGCTAAAGCTGATGTACCAAGCGTCATAAAACCTCCAACCGACAACTTAGGCACCGACTTAACACCAATTGGCCTTAATTTAGTGTTGTCTCGTGTCTGTGCGTCCCAAGGCAGATAAGTGCCTTTGGCGAGATTGGTAAAGTTGCCGCTGAAATCAACTTGTATCTGGTTACTCGTAAAGTAACATCCATCTGCCTTCTCCGTCTGCGACTTATTCATGCCATATTTATCATCTGCCATTACTTCGCCGTTTACACGTGGAGCCCGATACAGATACAGCGTCACGCTCTTCGATACGCCAAGGTTCACTCGTACATAGACGTTAGGCTTACCCTGCAAGCCAAAGAATTTGTTGTTATTATCGGCTGTTATCCACAAATAGCCATCCTTCTTCTCCGTGTAAGGAGATACAAGTCCAGCCGCGTCAATATCGATAAAGGCGGTACGGGTCATGGTAGAATCTGACACGTCAAGTTTAGCAATTCCCTTCGGACCAAGGTCGTACAGCAGGTTGCCGTGGTTGTCGTAATAGCCAAGTGTGGCATATCCATTATCGTCAAGACCGAAGCGGATATTAGCCACACCCGCTGCGCCGAAGATTTGCACCATGCCATCCTCTATTCTTACCTCTATTCCGTTCTTACCTTTGGTTTGTAGGCGCTGCGCCCTAACAAGTAGAGCGTTCAGTCCGTCCTCGTCGAACATAGCTACCTTAGTGCCTTTGGTAGTCCTGAAGGTCGTCTTGTCGGCCGTGAGCATTATTTCTTTGCTATTGATGTCAATGCCCGCATCAAGCAGACTGCCAGCTATCGACTTGTCCTCAACGTAGCCAGTCTTCTTGGCACGATACTCAGTTACTGTAGCACCATATTCCAATTTTGGTTGCGAGAGATACAGCTTACTACCTTTCATGGCGCGGAACAATACGTATATAGGCAACTTGTCGCCTACAACTCGCCAAAACACAAAATATCGTTGCCATGATGATGTTAAGACAATCGCTGCATTACCGTCCGCACTTTGATTGCCCGATGCAAATCCGCTTGCCTCAGTAGATACAAGAGGTGTACCGTCATTATAAAGAAATGCACAGACCTTGCCCGTACCCTTAGCAACAAACGACAACATATACATCTGTCCCTGTTTAATCAGGTTCATTCCCTTCAAGTTCCACCGTATTGTGTTTACTTCGGCAGATGTCGCGTCGGTATACAATGTAGCATAGCTGCCATACTTGTTCGCATCACCTTCTTGCAACAAGGATGTATGCGTACTGTCTACAACAAGAGGGTCAGAGTTGTATATAGATAAGGTGTCTGGCTTAACAAGGGTATCGGTGTTGATTAACAAGTTTCCGCCTATGTACCCTCTGTCTTGTTCCGAGAGTGTGTATCCCGCATATTCCTCGCCTTCGGCTATTTGCGGACAGGCTATATAGGCTGTCTTTGTGCCGTAATAGAGGAAAAAGCAATCTATGTACACTGTGTTAGCGTCAAGGGTCAATGTCTCGGCAGCAAGCATCCATTCGTTAGCTATCATGTTTTTGGCCGCCGCGAATTCTATAAAGATATTCTTGTTTATTTCATTCATATTACCATCGCGCTGTAATATGTACACATTAAAGTCTCCATCGCTTACCGTTCCGCTGCATTTTAGCATTGCACTAACGACATTCTTTCTCGCTGCGTTTACCTTAACACGAATAAAGTCAACACCACGATTAGTTCCGCTTTTACCTTCTATCACAGCAGAATTATAACCCTTATAGTTGTTAAGCACAGAGATATATGGCATGTATGAATCGTTGCCTTGCCAGAAGTCAGTCTTTCGCTCAAATGCACTACCCGTCAGCAGATTGTGTCTACCCACTACGGTCTCGCCTACTTTTAGGGATATATTTCTTGCAGACTGCTCTATCTTAGATGTGTATTTAGTCAGGTCGGTATCGGTCTTGATAGGTATTCCGTCCAAGGCTTTATCTATATCGGTAACCTTATCACCAATATTGTCAACACTATCTCCCAGGTCGTCCACTCTCTTATTTGTTGCATTGCTTATCTCAGTGTACTTGCTCTCCATGCTCTTCATGTCGCGCTTGTACTCTCCCCACAATGCCGCCACATTAACGTTAATAGCAAGTGTAGCCGAGTAGTAGAGATTAGTCAACAAGCAATGCACTCGCACGGTTACACTCGCTGTTGTCCACGATATACGCTTACCGTCGACGGTCGTGTAGCTTACAGAGTTTATGCGTACCTTGGCTGTGTTCACGTCCGTCCTAACCACCTCGGCTGTGCATCCGTCAACACTCGCAATCTCTATCTTGTCGCATGCCGACATTACCGACTTGCTGCCACTTCTCACCAATATCTCTGCCGTGATATTACCGCTCGAACAATCTACAACGGCATTGCCGCTGCTATCGCTATTAGCTTCTACCGTTAGAGCTGTAGGCAAAAAATCTACTTGTATAGCGTCCTGTCCATCGGCTCCTGGTTCTCCAGGCTTGCCTGGGTCGCCCGGCAGTCCTGGTTCTCCCTTATCTCCATCCTTACCTACATACCCAACAAGCTGCGCCTCGCTATACTCTTTCGTTCCGTCGAGCCATACTATCTCGTCACGACTCCAGATATAGGTGCCAGGAGTCAGTTGCTCAGTTGTAGGATAGCTATATATCCATACTTTAGGTATCACGGTTGCCGAATTAGATACGCCGTACATCTCTGTTACACTTGTCAAGTCAGCACACTTACCTACACAGTACTTACCCGTTAGTTCCACGGTATTGTTGCTGTAAGTCACTTTGTCAGCACTCCACACGTACTTGTCTGCATTGTTTTTAATTACAACCGTAGACAAAGTATCGTACTTGTATTCCGCGTCTACAGGCGAGGTAGAGATATTATCACCAAGCGCATAAAATGTGTTGACGCTATCAATGCCACGTCCGTTATTTCCATTCGTACCTATATATCCTACAAGTTGAGCCTCGCTGTACGTCTTTGTTCCATCGAGCCAAACAATCTCGTCTCGACTCCAGATATAGGTGCCTGGCGTTAGCTTGCTCTCGTTAGGGTAAGCGTCCGACCAGACTGTAGGCTTTACAGTAGCCGAATTAGATATTCCCCACATCTCGGTTACACTTGTCAAGTCAACACACTTGCCCACACAATACTTACCAGTAAACTCTGTAGTGTTATTACTATACGTCACCTTGTCGGCGCTCCAAACATATTTGTCGGCATTGTTTTTTATTACCACAGCCGACAAAGTATCATACTTGTATTCAGTATTCACTGGCGAAGTAAGCGGATTATCGCCCAAGGCATAAAAGGTATTGACGCTAACGATACCACGTCCGCTGCTGCCTTCCTTGCCGTCGCTTGTAACAATTACATTTGTAGTCTTAACAAGCGTCTGCTTCGTCTCCGGCTGTCCGTCAGCACCTTTTACTTCCTCCTTCAGATAAGCATCTACCTTAACGCTTTTCATGTCGTACAGACTTGCGAGTGAGGCCAAATTCTTGAAGGGAGCATCATTCAGTTTATTGCCGTTTTGGTACTCGATTGTTGCCTTGAATACAACATTCCCTACTGCTATTGTCTCCGCCTTACTACCCGTATGCTTAACCAATGTAAAGGTGATGTCAGTAGGCGTAGTTGTACGGTTAGCTACGTGTCGCACAATGCTGCTCGATGTAGGCACAATCTCCCACATAACCGTAATAGGGTCTATAAGGTTGTCGGGTGTACCAGAGAACCATTTGAATCTCTCCGTGTTGAACATTGTCAATTCGGGAGAAATGACACATGTCACGGTCTTCCATTGATACGGATTACGCACAGGCTGCTTGTCGGCATCCACCTTACCCGTCTCCCACAATGCGCCAATGCCGTGGTACATAGTGATAGAAGGCGCTGTGTCCGAACTATTGTCCTCGGTCGATGTTGTCAGCTTGATAACATTTCCGCGCGAGTTCCAACGTATCTGGTCTCCCACATTAACAATCACGTCACCCGCCAATGGTGCCACACTTCCTTCGTCATATCCGTAGAATACGCGACTCGCAATCTCGTTCTTGCCATCATCTTGTGTTCTTCCACCTTCCTGCTCAGCAAACAGCGACGCTATACTCATCATACCGTCTTGCTGTGCCACCATAACAGCAATGTTACCCCATTTAAGGGCCACCTTCTTCTTGGCTATTACCTTCGAACAATACGACGGTATAACATTATCGCCACCAACAAACGTAGCCATGTTCGACAACATAACATAGTCGTACAGCTTTCCGTCTTCCAACGTCTCCTGTCCAACACCAACCACCATGCGCCAGTAATATCTGTTGGCAAGGTTCTCTATCTCGCCTGCCTTCACATTAAACGTCTGGCATAGAGCCATCATGCCCACATGCCACCAGTTCATGGTTCTTGTGGTACCATCGTCAGCAGCAGCATAACACTTATACGCAATCACCTTTGAGCCCGATGCGTCGAATATGTAAGCCACCTTAACAATAGTAGAGCCGGCGTTCGAGAAGATAGTCGTACCACCAGAATAGCTCACCTTCCTAACCTCGGCACTTGCAGCAAACATCTTTACGCGAGTCGTTAGGTAGTCGATGTACATGTGGCTCTTGCCGTCTTCGCCCATATACAGGTCAAATCCCTGTGCACCGATAATGGTTCTATCAGCCTCGGTAGAGTGAGGGTCGCGCACACGATCGAGTACCACATCGCCAAGCACAGCGTTGCCTTTTGCATCAATACCTTTTTTCTTGTCCATTCCAACCGTCAGTCCTGCCATAAAGGTTATTACCTTTTTGGCTACATCTTCATGTACTTTAGAAAGCGCCTTATTGTCGAGATAGTGGGGAGTGACAATTTTATCTACAGAATCAAGTGAAGTTGAATCAATGACCACTCCATTCACCTCACCTTGGCCCTCAAAGGCTATTTTACCTCCGGACATGATGGTTAGCGCATTGGTGAAGAGTTGACGGAATTTGGTGCCTGCCTTCATAGTGATGTCCTTGAGGAAGGTCACGATACCGTCTACCGAAGAATAGTTATACCACTCGCTTTCGTTAGGTATAGCACTGATTGCTTCGTCTGAAGACAAGTAGCCATATATTATTCTGCCACCTTCCTTCCAGTCGCGCTGCACCGTGCCGTTATCGCCCGACGACGTGATGATGCCCTGCAGAAAGATGTAGTAGTATTTCTCGTCGCCTATCTGTTCTTCTTTTTCATTCTTGCCGTAGATGTCTATCTGTTCAGACGGGAATACTATCCATGCCGAAGCCGTGAGCGTCATATCGCGAGGAATGGCGACATAAACGTATTTTTCGGTGTGGGTATTGAATACCGTTGGAGCAGCCTGCAAAGACCAGCGTCGGTAGTTGTGTCCGGCATCGAAGCCGATAATATCCTTGACGTACACAAGTATCTTGGCGCCGCTTACGCACGATGCCTGGATATAGTCGGGATAGCCAAGGGCATTTAGTTCAATATGCAATGCCGAGGGCGAAATCCAATAATCTTTAGTTGTCGCTTGTGTCATATATTATGTTGATTTTCCATTGCGAATTTAGGGAAAAACGTTAGCATGATGCGGACATACCCTAACGCAAACGCCCCCAAGAGAATGGTGTCTCTTGAGGTCGTAAGAAATATAGAGATGAAAACTAAAAGACTTATATCTTTGTGCTGCCGCAGAAACTGAGTCGTGCTGTGAATGATACACTGTATATATCATCCTTTGTATCATCGGCATATTTTATGGTCTCTTCCGACTCGATGGTACATGGCAGAAACTTGCCGTTAATCTTCAGCCATACGTGTTCGGACATTAGCAGTTCGTGGAGATACCAAGCGAGCCATGCTTCATCCAACGGGTCGGTCATGTAGTTCCAACCTTCCATGTTGCCCTGCTTGCGTACTGCCGACCGAGAGAAGGAGTGCAAGGTTTCCTTGCGTGTCACGATGTAGTTAGTGGCT